TCGGGTCTAGGATGATGCCAATAGTCATGCAAAAACTCCTCTGAAGTTAGCCGGCGGTGTTGCTGGCGTTGTTTATTTAAATCCTTTGGCTTCGCACCAAAGCTCAAGCGGCTCGGTAGAATGGTCATACCAATCTTTGAGCGTAGCCATGGTTTTTTGAATATCAAATTTGCACATGTCTTTAAAGACCACCCAAAGCCCGTAGCTTTTGCTTTGCGTCAATAGCAGGGCAATGCAGAGCGGGTTTAAAAACTTTGCGTCAGTTTCCATGATTTTTCCGAGCACGTTAAACGCCCCAGGATTGCCTTGTGCCACCTGCAATAGTGTTTGACCATCCATTTATCCCATTACCTCGTCAATGACCGCGCGTTTTTTCAAAACCGTTTCCAAAACAGCGCGGTCTAAGCTGTCACGGAAAACTAGGTGCCGAATAAAAATAGTGTCGTGCGTGGTGCCAATTCGGTGAATACGGTCAATAGCCTGGTCTAAATCACCAGGGACCCACGGCGACTCCGCTACAAAAATTGTGCTTGCCTTTGTCAATGTAATGCCAATCGCCGCCGCCATGTTGCCGATAAAGACACGATGCTTGGCCGTGGTCTGAAACCGCTTCACTAGCTCGTGCCTTGTCTTCATGGGCGTCTCACCAGTAACCACGAGCGGGCTAAACTCGTCAAGAGCTTTTTGAATATACGAAACGGTTGACCGGTGAATGGCAAACACAAATACCGCTTCGTCCGTATTTTCCAGGGCCGCCTTGATATACGCGGCGCACGCTGGCGCTTTTTTCTCACCGAGTAAACGCCTATAGGTTGACAATTCGAGCGTTTCGCCGTCGTCTAAATTTAGGTCTTGGGTGATATCGATGCGCGCCAAGTCTTCGGGCGAGTAGTGCCGCAAAATCTTGGCGTCAAGCCGGCCGATTTCCTTGGGCGGACCTTCACCGATAAACACCAGTGACTCCATTTTCGGCGGAAGCTCGGGCATGACGTCGGCTTTTTTCATGCGTAGCATAAACGGGCCGATGACGCGCTTGCCCAACTCTTTAAGGTTAGACGCGCCTGAAAAATCCCAGTGCCCGCGCTCGTCTTGAAAGCCGTCGCAAAAAGCACGGCCGTAATCCCACACCGACATGTTGTTAATGGTGTGAGGCGCCCAAGAGTCAAGAATGGGGAAAAGCTCCAAAGGTCGATTGGGAATGGGGCTACCTGACAGCGCCACCTTAGTGCCAAAAAGCGGGGTGATGATGCCAAAAAGCGCTAGGCTCCGTTGACTGTCCGGCGTCTTAAAGCGGTGGGCTTCGTCTACTATCAGCGTGCGCGCGCGTGCATGGTGGTAGACGGCAAAATCTTGTATTTCCTTTTGCACGTCGGCGCGGGCTATCAGGCTATCGGGCACTATCCAAATGCAGGGGAATTGCATCGGGAAAAACGGCGCGCGGGACACGCGTAGGGGGCGCCGACACCAGCGGGTAAACTCATACTCCAGGTTGAGCACAAGGCTTGGTGGTGAAATGACGAGCGTGGCGCTATTCAAATGGTTATGAATGAGCGCCGCCACCACTGACTTCCCCAGCCCCATGTCAAGCGCAAGATAAGACGCCTGCCGCTTTAGCGCGAAATCAACGGCGGTGAGTTGGAAGGGCTTAGGGGTGAGGGTCACTTACGTTTTGCCGCTCTTGCCATTTGGTCTTTAACCGCTGCAGTAGAGAATCGTGCCTACGCTTTATTTCATCCCTCTCTTTGATCGCGGCGCGAAGGGCGTCTACAAATCTTTGTAATTCGCCAAATTCAAAATCTTTCTCAGCGTCACATTCAGCCAGTAAATCATCCGGCGTCGGCTTAGGCTGGTCGCTCATTTCCCCTCCAGGCAATAAAGCGTGAACAAATCATCAAGCACCCGCTCGCGGTCATCGCGGTCTAAGCTATCGAGAATCGTCGCCAAGACACCGCAGACGGCTTGCAAGTATTCCTTGGTGTAGTTTTCGGTGGTCATCGGTGCGTCCTCGCCTTTTCAAACCACTGCTCAAGACCGCAAGTGCATGGCCCTGTACCATCCACCCGCTTGTCTTTTAGTAGGCAGGTGTCGGCATGTGTCATGTAGTCCTTAGCTTGATTAACAAGCTCCTTGGCTTCCACGCAAAATGGGCAATATGCGTATTCTTTGGAAGTCGCCCAGCTATGAATATGGCATTCGCTTCTAGTAGTCATTTCTCCCCCACTGCGTCACTGGCGGCCTTGGCGAAGGCGTCGTATGAAACTATATCTTCGCCGTAGCCGTAGCCGGAGCCGGAGCCGTCGCCGTTGCCGTAGCCGTTGCCGTCGCCGTAGCCGGAGCCGTCGCCGTCGCCGGAGCCGTAGCCGTAGCCGTAGCCGTAGCCGTAGCCGTAGCCGTAGCCGGAGCACCATTCAGGCAATTTGCCTTTGATTACTGCCATGGGGCATCTTCCCAAGCCTTAACCGCTTCTGGGTTAACTTCCAAGCTCATTTGGTTTCTTTCTCCGGCTTTGCTGGCGGGCGGAGATCTCGACAGCCACTAGGTCCGTAGCCTTCTTTGACGCCCTCGTAAGTAAACTCAACGTGAGCATCCGCAAGTACATCTTGCGCTAGGGCAAATATTGTTGATTGCGCGTAATCGCCACAGTTGCGGCATTTTAGAAGAAATGGCATGACCCAGTTTGCTTGGCCCTGCGCGATCATTTGTGTTTTGCATTTCGAGCATACGTATAGATTCTTCCTCATTCGTTTTCTCCTAAAGTTTCAGGCGCATTAATCCCCCTTCGGCCAATACATCGGCTTAATCGGTAACACGTTCTCAGCATCAGTCCCAAGAAACGGGAAATTGCGAATGTCGCGCGCTAGCTGATATTCGTAGTCATGATAATCTCGCCATTCATCGGTGAGAGGCGTGAGCGTGCGGTTGATGTCGTCATTAGGGTTTTTGGTAGTCATGGATGCGCTCCAAATAGGTTTGTTGAACCGAAAAAAAGCAAGATTTAAAAGAACTTGTAACCAACTTTTGGAAACCGGCACGACACCATCGTGCTGGAAGCCACCATCGACGCCATCATCATCCCTCGGCCGGTCATGATTCAGCACATGTGCCTGGACAAGGCGTACGGAATCTCCCGCATCCTCTCAAGGCAATCCCCAAGCATCAGCGCGTATGAATCTTTGACAATCGTCGTAGACACATCATATATATCCCAAGGCCCCGGCGTCGCCGCCTCAGAAATCTCCCGCGCTCGCGCAAGCAGGGATGGTAGGTCGGTCATTCTTTCGCCCTCGCTTTGCTTAGCGCTTCATAGGCGCGTTGTAATTCGGTGGCTAAATCAATTCTTTGTTGCTGACATTTCTGCCGCGCTTTGGTTTCAATAGCCAAATGGTGCAGCGCTTGCCGCAAGGCAACGTAGGCTTGTGGCTCTGGATCGGTGCGGGATTTATTAGCATCCCATTCCGCTAGCACGGCGTGTGGGTCAATCATTTGGCTTTGCCCCGGCTAAGAATGCCGGCTTTGTCGCCGAATGTCAGATAACTCGGCATTTCGGTTTTGACTTCAGTGGCGACAATGTCAAAGGCGTGCCGGTATTCATGACACCAGCGCTCATGCCATTCAAAACCAAATTTTTCCTTGCTGCACTCGCAACCCGCTTGACCTTTGCCCTTGCACAATTGGCAATGCAAATCCTTGCCCGCGCATTTGCAGATAATGGGCTTAAAGGCTGCCGGTGACTCAATACCAAAAAGCCATTTGTTATCGACTCTTTTTTGCCGCTCATAGATCAAATTGCGATTAGCTTCGCTATCAAAAAGCACTTGACCGGTGACCGGGCATTTAATTGTTTTATTGCGTGTCATGCTTCCCGTCCCTCTACAAAACTGACAAAAACTCATTTCGTCTGTGACACCCCTGCCATGACATGCACGGCACGGCATCCAATCTTGGTGTTGCTCGGTCATAGTCAAGCCCCATGGATAGTGTGTAGTCAAATTTGGAAGTCTTAAGTTAATTTTTTATTGCGGACTTGTCAAGCTTCAAGGCACGATGCCCGAGCTATCCAAAAAATCTGCCACTGGAGTTACCGCCGCATGGGCCGTTTTCACGAATGGATTGACAAATACGGGCGCGCTAACCTCGCTCGCACGCTTAACGTCTCGGGTGCCACCATTACTTATTGGCTGACGGGGGCAACGTCTCCGAAATCTGCCACCATGGTTAAACTCGTGGAATTAAGTAAAGGGAAAATCACTTTACACGACATATTGCTAGACACGGGCAAAATCCCCCCGCGCAAAGCGAAGGGGAAATAAATGCTGGCTGAAGCTAAACGACTCTATTCATTGGGTTTTGGAATTCTTTGGCTGCATCCCAAAGAAAAGCGCCCCATTGATAGCGGCTGGGCATCCGGCCCGCGCAAAATGTGGAGCGCCCTGGAAAAACAATTTAAACCCGGCATGAATATGGGCGTGCGTCTCGGCTCGGCGTCCAAAATAGGCGGTGACAAGTATTTAGCCGTGATTGATTGTGACGTCAAAAGCACCGATGCCCGCCACCAAAAGGAAATGGTGGCCGCCGTGCGGGCGCTTTTCCCTGACCTTGATTTGGGTGGTCCACGGGTGGTGACCGGGCGCGGCAACGGCTCATGTCATATATATGTGGCGACGAAAGCGCCGGCACAAAAGTGCGAGTTGGCAAAATCGGGCGAAGTTGTCAAGGTCAAAATGCCGTCGGCGGGAGTGCCCTCAAAGCGTGAAAAAGCCGAATTGTCAAGTGAAGAGTTAGCGGCCGGCTGGCGCCTTCGGGCCGCTTGGGAAATCTCATTTATGGGGGACGGGCAGCAAGTGGTCTTGCCCCCTTCGGTCCACCCGGACAGCGGCGCCTGCTACCGCTGGTTTAAGCCGCTTGGGGCTTTGCAGGTGGTCACGGCAGCCCCGGCAACGGCTAAACGCGCTGAGAGCCCCAAAAAGGGGCTTAGCGGCGGGTTTAAGGTGGTGGACGTGGGCGCGGCAGCGGCCAAGCTCCCGGAGCGGGCGCGGGCGCTATGGGAAGGTGGCGACGGTGGCACAGGCAACCGGAGCGATGACCTATACCGTTTTTGTATAGCGGCATTTAGGGCTGGCCTTAGTGATGACGAAATCCTGACCTTGACCACTGAGCGTGGGACTTACGTTGGGGAAGTCGCTTACGCGCCCAACCACCGCAACACGAGCAACCGGCAATATGCGGGCTCATGGGTGCGTGACTACACCATGGTAAAGGCGCGTGAGCGGGCAAGCGGGGCGCATGATTTCACGGCGGTGGAAAATGTTGAAGACATTGCCGAGCCAAAATTATCGGACGCGGACGCCGTGGCCCAAGAAAAGGAATTAACTGAAAAAGACCCTGACGGGCTTGACGTCACCAAGGAAGGGGCAATTAAAAACACCACCAGGAATGTCAAGAAAATGCTGGTCAAGGCATTTGGCCCAAATATTTTCCGGCTTAATGATTTTTCGGGGCGCTATATTCATGGGGTGGACACGCCGTGGGCAAAAAAGGATAGCGAATTAAAAGATAAACACGTCGTCCTGGCAATGAATTGGTTTTCGGAATTACCGCGCCGTTTTGAGCCAAGCCTAGACCGTATTCAAAATATCGTCACCATTGTGGGCGAAGCTAACATTTTTCACCCGGTCCGGGATTATTTGGATAGCTTGGTATGGGACGGGCGCCCTCGTATTGACACCTGGTTAAAGGATTTCCTTAATGTCACGGGCGCGCCTGAGCCCTATTTAGCCGAAGTTTCGTCTAAAACGTTAGTTGCCATGGTGGCGCGCATTTTTGAGCCGGGAGTGCATTACGACACGGTCTTAGTTATTGAAGGTGACCAGGGTATACGAAAATCAACCTCCCTGCGGGCATTAGCGTCTGACCCGTGGTTTACCGACTCCCGCATTGACATACATGACAAAGATTCGGTGGGCATCATGGCGGGGCGTTGGCTCGTGGAAATGGGGGAAATCACCACCATCCGCGCTAACGACGTTGAGGATATGAAGGCTTTCCTAAGCCGGCGCACCGATCGGATGCGGCCGCCCTATGGGCGTCTTACTGAAGACTTCCCACGCCAGTGCATTTTAGTGGGCACTACCAACCAAAATACTTATTTACGCGACCCTACCGGTGAACGGCGTTTTTGGCCGGTGAAAGCTTGGCAATGCGATGTTGAGGGCATCGCCGCCGCGCGTGACCAATTGTGGGCGGAAGCCCGCTGGCGCTACCTGGAGGGGGGCGAATATCTTATGCACCTATCACCGGAAGCGGAGCGGCAAGCACGGATTGAGCAAGATAAGCGCACGTTAGACGACTCCGTACGGGAAGACGTACTTGACTATTTAAATGCATTACGCGAGTTGCCGGAAGCCGAGCGCAAGCTTAACCCTGATGCTTTCACCTTGGCGGAGCTTTTAGGTAGTGGCGCGACATTTGCTAATCGCACGGACCAAGCCTATCAAAACCGAATTGCGTCAATAATTAAAAAAGCCGGGTATTCATTAATCCATAAAAGAATAAGAGGGATTAAAAGACGGCTTTGGGTGACAAATTGAAAAGTTCCGGCTGTGTACCGCTAGGTTCCGCTATAGGGCGGAACTGTCATAGTCAACAAAAACACCATGTTATGGTGTACTGTTCCGCTGTTCCGCTATACTATATAAGAGTTATGTTTAGATACCTAGAAAGGGGCTTGGGTGGCACCTATGGTGGGGGGGGGTGTCTGGCGGGTTACACGGGCACCCTATAGGGGGGGTATAGGGGAACACCGGGACACCCACATATTTCGTAAACATATCAGTAACTTAGCAAATTTTTGGGGGCGGAACCTAGCGGAACAAGCAGGAACAAAAACAGGTAAAATAGCCAAAACAAATCATGTTTAATTGGGAGAAATTCAATGGAAATCGTAAAAAATAAATGCCCGCGAGATAAATTTAATGCCGACGGTGTGCTTGAATACCGTTTTGATCAAATTTTTTTCGGCCCGCCCTTCGGTGGGGTAATTAAGCGCGGGAAAAAAGATCGGACGCTTTCATGACCAATAAAGTAATTATTGGCATCGACCCAGGCCAAACCGGTGGCGTGGCAATTATATATGGCGCGGAAATTAAATTGCACGTGATGCCCGATATTTTGGCTTTCGCCAAAATCCTCGAAGACGAATGGATTTGGGGCACGCCCATTATTTATATTGAAAAGGCACAGAGCTTTCCCAAAGGCGGTGTGGCCGGCATGTTTAACTATGGTCGTCACTTTGGTGAGTTGCTTGGTGTCATCGCCGCGCTAAAAATTCCGCACGTGCTCGTGCCGCCAGCGGTGTGGCCGCGTGTCGTGTGCGCCGGCTGCAAGGGCGGCAATCCAAAAGCGCGCAACGTCGAAGCCGCGCGTCGGCTATTTCCGACAGTCAATTTGCTCGCGACGGCGCGAAGCAAAGTGCCGCACCTCGGCTTAACCGACGCCCTATTAATCTGTCACTATGGTGTCTTAAAAGAGCGTGGCATTGACAAACCATCAAAAGCCGGTTAGTGCTTTATACTTACAACCATCTTGCGGGGAAATCTAAATGGCTATCACAAAGAAAAAGTCGGTTAAGAGTCAGTTCCCAGTCAACTTCAAAATTGACGATGTTGCGCACGGTAAAATGCTTGCCAATGCCAAACGCCATACACAAGGAAATATCACGGCGTGGTTGTCTCATGCTGCCGTGCATTGCCCGGCGCCGGTGAAGCCGATCGCCGTCAAGTACGCGCGCAAGGCGCCCGGTACAAAGACCGCTGCCACCCGCAAGCGCTCGCCGGTCAAAGCGAAGGCGGGTAAGGGCAAGCGCAAGGTGAAAAAAGCTTAATGCCCGCTTGCCATATAAAACAGCCGTGAAATCGACGGCGCTTATGCGCCACCTCATTCGCCTGGTGACGCCGCCAGGCGGGACAGTGCTAGACCCGTTCATGGGCTCGGGCTCTACCGGGGTAGCAGCTAAAGCAGAAAAATAAGCGCTTTATCGGTATTGAAAAGTGCGAAGAGTACCATCAAATAGCGGCTGACCGCTTAGCCGCTAGCTAAAGCCTTGACTCTATTCTGCCGAGCACACACAATAGGTATAGAGTCAAGCAACAAATAACAGCGAAAAAGTAACGATGGCCAAGGGCAGAAAAACGGGTGGCCGTAGCTTTCAAAAAGGCGTGGTCACTAACCCGAAGGGTGCGCCCAAACTCCCGCCTGAGCTTAAAGCCGCGCGTGAGTTAAATCAGCGCGAGCTTGAACGCATCATTAACACGCTACTGCATTTGAGCCGCAATCAACTTGTGCAGCGGCTCAAAGACCCGAAGCTCACGATGATTGAACGGATAGCCGCGCGCATCTTGCAAGCGTCCGAAAGTGTCGCCGACGAAAAACGACTTGGCTTCATACTTGACCGTATGCTTGGCAAACCCAAAGAACGGGTGGAGCATTCCGGGCCCAACGGCGCGCCGATTGCGTCGGTCATCATGAGCCCCGAAGAGCGGTTAGCCGAAATCAAACGCTTGCAGGATTTACGGGAAGCGGTGGGCGATGATTAAAGACAGCAAACTCCACACGCTCAAAGCCTACGCCACGGTGTGCGGGCTAACGCGCATGATGCAACTGGAGCCGGCCGACTTTTTAGCGTTATTGGAAAGATTAAGTAGGGCCGAAGCGGTGTGCAACGCGGTGGCCGAGCACGGCACCGGTGAGCACGTATGGGGCGCGTTGCAAGACTGGCGAAAGGAGTGCGGCGGGTGAAAATCTTGCTTTTGTTGTCGCTCACCGCCTGTCAGACCGCGCCATGCCATTGCGCCTCGAAAGGTGACGTGATGGACGTGACCGTGCAAATGGAGCGCGCCTTTGGTGACCTGCAAGCCAGCTTGGAATTAACCAAGTCCACCCCGCAAGTGTGTATGCCTAATGACAGCAATTGATTTGCTCGCGCGTGAGCATGAGCTACGAAAACAAGACCAAATTGACAAAGCCCGCAAAGGGCTTTTAAATTTTACGTGCTATGTGTTCAAGGATTACGAGGTTAATTGGCACCACCGTATTATCGCTCGTGCTTTAAACAAAGTGGTTTCCGGTGAACTAAAGCGCGTCATCTTTACTATTCCACCGAGGCACGGAAAAACGACCCTTATTTCACACCACTTGCCGGCTTTTATGCTTGGCCTTAACCCGCGTACTAAAATTATTTCTGCCAGCTATGGTCAATCACTTGCGTCACGTAACAACCGCGACGTGCAGCGCATTATAGAATCACCGAGCTATCAACAGCTTTTCCCCGCCACACGGTTAGCCAGTCAGGCCACTAAAGCCGATAAGGGCTCTTGGCTGAAAAACGCTACTATGTTTGAAACGGTTGGCTATGGTGGTTGTTTTATATCGGCCGGCGTTGGCTCGTCACTCACGGGTTTCGGCGGAACGTGCCTACCGGCGGGATCAATGGTGACCACGGAAAATGGCTTAATAGATATTGCCCACCTAGCCCAGTTATCCTATGATTCGCCCCGCGTTCTGTCATACAACCACACGACCAACACCACGGAATGGCAACCGGTCAAAGCTTCGCGGGTGTTTCATGCCACCGAAATATATGAAATTGAAACGGTCAACGGCAGAAAAATCCGTTGTACCGGGGATCACCATATATATTTCGGCAAGCGCGGCTACGGGCCGGCCAATAGTGCGTGTGTTGGGGACGAAATTACGGTTAGTCCATCATGTAGACGGCGACAAAAGAAACAATTTACCTGCCAATCTAGTGACGCTATGCAATGGGTGCCACCAAAAGCACCATCAATCGAAAGTGACGCCGTTTCCGTGGTTAGGCGAATACGCGCGGAAAGCCAGCCTGTCTATGACATTCAAGTTGCAGGAAACAGCAATTTCTTTGCAGACGGAATACTCATACACAATTGTTTGATTTGCGATGACCCAATCAGAAACCGCGAAGAGGCTGACTCGGTAGTTTACCGTGAGCGCACTTATGACTGGTATACCTCGACATTCAGCACGCGGGCGGAAAAAGACGCGGCGATAGTGATAGTTCAAACCCGCTGGCACGAAGGGGATTTAACCGGGCTGTTACTCAAGCTCGCGGCTGAAGACCCAAAGGCTGACCAGTGGACGGTGATAAACCTTCCCGCCATTTGCGAGTTGACCACCGACGTCGACCCGCGCGAGCCAGGCGAAGCCCTTTGGCCCGGCAAATATAACCTAGACACGCTCGGAAAAATCAAAGCGTCGGTGGGCTCGCGCAACTGGACGGCGCTTTATCAGCAACGGCCGGCGCCCGAGGGTGGCGCTATTATCAAGCGCGAATGGTGGCGCTATTACAAGGCAATCCCCGAAGGGCTGGACACCTATATTCAAGCCTGGGATTTGACTTTCACCGGCGCCAAAGGCTCGGACTTCGTGGTGGGGGTGGTGTTGGCGCGCAAAGGTGCTAACATATACCTACTAGATTTAGTGCGCGGCCGAATGACCTTTACCGAAACGGTGGCGGCTTTTCGGCGACTTTCCGCCAAGTGGCCAACGGCTTCCACCAAGTTGGTCGAATTAGCTGCCAACGGTCACGCGCTAGTTGATTCACTGCAAAAAGAATTGCCCGGCATCATTGGAGTGAAGCCGCTTGGATCAAAGGTTGCCCGCGTTAATGCCGTGTCACCCCGCATTGAAGCGGGCAACGTTTGGTTGCCGGACCCGTCAATCGCGCCATGGGTTCACGACTTTGTCGAAGAGTGGACCGCTTTCCCGACGAGTGTCCATGATGATCAGGTCGACGCTATGGTCCATGGGCTTATCCGTTTCAGCGGTATTGCCCCATCCGATTGGGCGCCAATAAGTCTTACCGGTTCGAATCATTGGAAGTACTAGACAGATTTAATTCCCCAAGCTAACGTTCATGTCAAGCAAATCAAAGGAATAGTCCAAATGACGGATTGCGCCAGTACGTGCGGCCCCTATGGGTCGGGCAGTATTCAATTACTCGTGGGCTATTCCAAGACTTATTATATAGACCTTTTTTATGCTGACACCGGCGAGCCTTACGACCTGACCGGCGTGACGCAATTAATAGTGTCGCACCCCGGTTCGAGCGGCAGCCCCGTTGAAGAGGTTTTAAATTCGACCGTGGTGGTGACAACCACCGGCACCACGGTTAATACCTCGAATCAATTAACCGCGATTGCCAGTATGACCGGTATAGCGGTTGGCCAATTAATTACGGGCACCGGTATACCGTCGTCAACCTTTGTGACGGCAATTAACGTGGCTGCATCGTCTTTGACTATGTCGCAAAATGCCACGGCAAGCGGCTCACCTTCGGTGATTTTTGCTACCGCGCCGAATGTCACGGTGGTTGGCGCCCCTGGTGCCGGTAAAATCCAAGTCGTGGCGCCCGCATGGGACACCGCACTTATGCAGGTCAACCCTAACACCCAACAAAATCAAGACCTGCAAATCAGTGTCACCAATGCCGACGGCTCGCTGAGCGGCTTTCTCTTGCAGGCGGTTTTAAATATTGTCGCGCCAACCTACGGGGTGGTTTAGTGGCTGCCGGCGCGAATAACCTAACGGGGCAAGTGTCCGACACGCCCGTGGGCGCCGGCCCGCGCGTGAGCGGCGGCGACTCACCACAGACCAGAAATCTAGGCGGCCGCCTTAGCGTGGCCGTCGTCACCTTTTCGCCTGGGCCAACCGGCCCGACCGGCCCCGCCGGCTCATACGGACCGACGGGAGCAACCGGTGCAACAGGAAACACAGGGCCAACTGGCGCTACCGGCGCTACGGGAATTACCGGACCTACTGGCGCGACTGGACCAACTGGCGCTACGGGAGCTACTGGCCCTACAGGTCCAACTGGACCTACAGGCAGCACTGGTCAGGCGGGCGCGGTGGGAGCGACGGGTGCCACCGGCCCAACCGGGCTAACCGGCGGCTCGGGACCGACCGGTGCCACCGGCGCAACGGGCCCCACCGGGCCCACGGGCGCGACGGGCGCGGGTGTGACGGGCGCAACGGGCCCCACCGGGCCCACGGGCGCTACCGGACCTATTGGCATCACCGGTCCTACCGGGCCGACGGGCGCGACCGGTGCGACAGGCGCTACCGGTGTCAACGGCAACACCATACTGAACGGTGTCAACCCGCCGCCGATGTTGACAGGTAATAATGGCGACTTTTTCATCGACACCAATAACCAAGAAATATACGGCCCGAAATTCGGCGGCGTCTGGCCACCGGGCGTGCCTTACGTCGGCGCCACCGGCGCAACGGGGCCAACGGGAGCAACCGGTGCAACTGGAGCTACAGGAACTATTGGCCCCACTGGAGCTACCGGGCCAACTGGCGCAACTGGCGCAACTGGACCGACTGGGCCGACTGGCGCAACTGGCGCCACGGGATCTACTGGCAGCACTGGCGCAACTGGAGCGACAGGCCCGACGGGTCCGACAGGCGCGACTGGACCGGCCGCAACCATAGCCCCAAATGGGTCGGTCGGTTCGCCCATATCTATTACCGCTGCCGGCGGCATTTCGCTATTGCCCGCGCAACGCGAATTACAATTTATCGTCGGCTCGGGCGGCCCCATTGTTGTCACGGCGTCACCGCCCATCGCTAACGGCTCGGTCATTGGCCAAGAGCTTTATTTGCGCGGCTCAGACAATACCAACACCGTTTATCTCACGGATGACCGCACGCAACTATTCCTTAACGGCGATTGGGTCGGTCAGCAATTTAGCAGCCTGTATTTAATTTGGGACGGCACCGGCTGGTGGGAGATTGCACGCAATGACATTTAAAGCATTTCTTTTAGGGCTGCTTTCTTTGTCGTCAGTCGCACGGGCTGACTCGGGGCGCGTGCTCCACGCTAACGAAGTGCAGGTCTATAACGGCACCAATACCGCCAATTATGTCGACCTGCAAGCGCAAGCCGGCATGACCGCACCATTCAGCCTATTTTTACCGACAACCGCTGGCACGCAATACCAGGCCATGGTTATTGACGGCAGCGGTAATCTCTTTTTCACTTATGACTTTAAAGATTCGAGCGGCTTTGAATCTTTAGACGTCCTAAACCGCTCTCTAGTTGCAAATGACGGTTCCACCGTCATGCTCGCATGGCCGACAAATTCCACACTAGTAGTCGGCAATGGGGTGGCTGGCCCGGCGCTCGCGTCGTCATTCTACGGGTGGAATTTAAATCAGGATGGCACGGGATATCTAGCGGGCAATGCCATCAGCTTCGACCTATTTGGCGATCTGATAGCCGGAGAGATTCAGGATGCATCGGCTTTAGCCGCCGTCAATATCGGTGCGCGCCAACTAATCGCCAGCGATGGGTCAACGGTTTCCGAAACATGGTCTGGCGGTGGCGTAACTCTTAGCGATGAATCATCGGTATTTAGTCCAACCGCCGGCACGATAGCCTGGCATTCATACAGCAACACGCTTTCATACTATGATGGCATGACTTGGAACGACCTAGGCGGTGGTCTTTGGGCATACGATAACGTTACGAATGCTTTGCGCCCGACTGGTCCTAGAAATCTTGAAATGTATCCCGGGCAAACAATCGTGGACGACTCAGGCCCTACGTCAATAGATTCAAATAGCCGGCATTTGGTGGCTAGCGACGGCACGACGGTTGCGGTTGATTGGTCCAACCCGGCAAATGTCACAATCGCGACAACATTACAGCTTGGTGCTATTACCAGTGACGGCTACAGCCAATTGCAGGTTGTTAAGGGCTCGGACATTACCGCCGTCGCCGATAGTAATTCAATCATGCAATTGCGCTCAGGCACGGGCGCGACCAACGTTTGGTTTGACACGGCCGGAAATAACGCCACGTTCGGTTTCGCCAACAATGGGACCATAACGCAGGCTCTTGAGTACGACAACACGCGCACGCAGCTTGGGCTTTCCGGGAACGGGAACTACGGTTATCCCGACACGATGTACATTGATCAGTCGTACAATACCTATTTCCGTGGCCCGCTTTACACCTTCACCGAAAACTACCCGTCAGCCAATACCACGTCTAAGAGCCTCGACCTTGGCGCTCGCAAGCTCTATTACTCCGACGGCACGACAACGTTTCTCGATTACTCGACCTTGCCAGCGGCCAATAAATTCTACGCCGGGCCGACAAGTGGCGCCGCCGCCGCGCCGACCTTCCGTTCTATCGTCTCCGCCGATATTCCGAACAACGCCGCGAACACGAGCGGATCAGCGGCTTCATTTACCGGGAGCTTATCCGGCGACGTTACCGGAACGCAAAGCGCCACGGCCATTGCGGCCAATGCAGTTACAAACGCCAAGCTAGCTCAAATGCCATCCAATACGTTTAAGGGGAATAATACCGGATCGACCGCGAATGCTATAGACATGACGGCGGCTCAAGCCGTGGCAATCCTTCCAACGGTTGTTGGGGATAGCGGGAGCGGCGGCGCGCAGGGGGTTATCCCGGCTCCGCCGGCTGGTTCTTATGCGGCCGGTGATTACTTGCTCGCTAATGGAACTTGGGCATATGTTGACCAATCGAAACCGTATTACCAGCCATTTACGATGATAAGTAAAACGGCTAACCCGACCGCGTTGTCAAAAATTAACAATGTCCTGGTTTATACCGGCGTTAATGGGAAAACGTATGCCGTTACAATCGGCACAGTGTCTTCCACCCTGGCTATCTATGACGCTACCGATCAAGCCTCCCCTATATTGCTATCGAACATGGCGACACTCCAAGGATCATATAACGCCGTTCATGCTCTAATTTCAGGCGTTGATTACATCATTGTCGCGTCAAGCGGCGGGTATAACCTATACATTATCAACGTTTCAAATCCGTATTCTCCGACTATAACGACAACGTTCAATTTAACGTCCGCGACGGGCTCGACTTACAACATCGCTTATTCAAACGGCATGGTTTATCTAGCTTGCCAAACGGTTGGTTTAAAAGTCGTCGATATCGGCAATGGAATCGGCGGCGGTACGCTAACCGCTCCAGTTGTTACTTATACCCAAGGCGCTGCAAAATCATTCGGTGTCGTCGTATCTGGAACTAACCTATTTACTACGCAATATTCGACAAGTCCGTATGCGACGCGTCTCCTAAATTCTTGGACACTAACTGGTCTTGGAACTGTTGGCGTGCCTTCGTTGGTGCAGAGTCTGACGCTGCCGGGGTTGGGTGAGGCGCTTGGTGTGAGCATTAATTCCAGCGCCACGACGGCGTTTGTTGCAATCAACACAGGCGTGCAGCAACTCGATATAGTCGACATCACCACGCCGTCATCGATGGCCAACCTAACTCAAGTTACGATGCCAACCGGTTACACAATCTCTGCCGCAATGACGGCTGTACCTTACGGTAACTACCTATTTATGCCGGTTGGGTCGAATGCCACCTATGGTGGCGCCGTGCTCATGTACGACATCACCAACCGCAGCAACCCGGTGTTAATTAATAATGTCGTGACTGGGGTGGCGACGGTTCCGTTTGGCGGCATCGCAATATCGGGCGGATATATTTTTGCGGGTGACTACGGAGTTGCTCCCGGCTCAACGGGATCTCTCGACATTTTTACGATGCCGTTGACGACACCAACGTGGGGATTGGCAACCGGAAGCAATTTGAACGTCATCAACTCGGTTGGCATAGGATCGACGGCGCCACAGGGGATACTCGACGTTGAAGGCGGCTCAGCGGCAGCGGCGGCAAGCGGCACCAACATTAATATCGTCGCTCAGAACGGCGGCTCTACCGCCGGCAATAACGGCGGCAACGTTGTCATCACCGCCGGCACGGCGTCAGGCACCGGCGCTACTCTCGGCCAGCGCGGCGGCATCATCCTGAACGCTCCGACGGCAACCACCTACCTCGCGAGCGCGCCGACTGTCCCCGCCGTCACCATTGAGGCTTATGGAAACTCAAGCGGTGGCCAAATGATGAATTTAGTCGGTAACGCCGCGCTGGACTTCGTATCCCTATCAAGCCAAACCAATGCACCTCCGATCGCCTGGTCATACTCGGATTCAAGCCCGAATAGCCCAATCGCCAATATCAACGTGACGACCGGCAACGGCAAAGGCAACACCATCGGCTTCGGCACGAATTATTCGCCGACAAGCGGCAACCTTCAGTATTTCATGAACTTCACCGGCTTTGACAAGGGTAGCCTTTTAATCGGTGCGACGTCACAGGGCACCTACCCGGACGCGGTGTTGCAGGTCAACGGCGCCATTGCCACGGCGGTTGCCGCCAAGACGACAACCTACACGGCAAACGCTAACGACTCGGTGATTCTTTGCAACGCCACGAGCGCGGCTTTTACCGTGACGCTGCCGACGGCGGCAAGCATCACGGGCACCGAGTACATGATCAAGAAAACGGATAGCTCGGTGAATGCCTGCACGGTCGGCACGACATCCAGTCAGACTATCGACGGCAGTACAACCTACGCGCTGTCTCTGCAATACAAGTACGTTCGCGTCATTTCAGACGGCGCTAACTGGCAAATCTTTGGAAATAACTAAGGGAGTTTCACTATGGTTAGGCGTTTTGCTTTAATTCTTTGTCTTGGCTTGGCAGCGTCGGCATTCGCGGACACGGCACCAACGGTGTATGCCGCAAAAAACCCGCTCGTTAGCGGTCAACCGCAAACGTATGAAATCTACACGTTGGCGTCGGCCGAAGACGCTAGCGGCAACACCGTGCAAGTCCGTCACGACATTATTAAGTCCACCACGGTGACTCAGCTTAACAACGCCGTGACTCAGTTGACGACGCAGCAAGCCAACATCGCTTCGTATTTGGCCCTGATTAACGCGCTGTAAGAAAAAGGTGACCGCTCATGGCTGACAAGGAAGTCATTGCCAAAAATAATGACGTGGCTGCCTCGCAAGGAAGCGGTGCAGCCGCGTCACCTAGCGGTCAATCACTAAGCCATTTTTTCCGGTTTGCTGGCGCTGCGGCCATCTTTTTTCGGTGGGGTAAACACCTTATCGAGTGGCCAGCCTTGGTCAAGACGATACTGCAGCGTTTTCATGCCTATGCCCGATTCACGCCCCCATGCGGACAAGCTAAGCGTTTTACCTTTATAAGTAATGTTTCGATTCGTAACAAGATTTTGCGATTGCTCAAGTCTAGTAGCCCAGCGGCAATTACTTTTGCAATACCCCTTATTGCCGTCTACTCGATCAATAGTATGTTTTGGGCTAGGGGGCTCGCCCATATCCAGTATGAAGTTTTCAAATTTTTCCCAACGCTTACAAACGCGAAGGCCACGGCCGCCATATCTTTTAAAAGCAAAAGCGTTTGGATTGTCGCATCGCTGCCGCATAGCATTCCAATTTTTATAAACCGGGTCAAGGTTGCGCCCATGAGTGCGCCGGAATTCCCTAAGCCAGCAACCGCACGACTTAACTTGATCATGGGTCAAGTGAGTCGTGCGTACGTCCTTTGTATTGCCGCAATCACACAAGCAATGCCAAGTTCGGTAATCAAGCTGTTTAATCACGGTCAACCGAAAAAACTTTCTACCAATCACGTATGCCTCCTCTTGAAAAACCTTTCTAAACTTAAGTATGCAGTTTGTCAAGAGGTGACCCATGGCTGAAGAGATAAAAAAGAATAACGATACGGCCAGTGCGGCACAAGGCGTTCAAGGTGGACAGCCACAAATGGATATGCGAGAGTTAGGCCAGACCGGTCTTAAGAGATTTTCAGGTTTTTTGTACGAGGAATTCCTTAAAGAGCTTACAGGCGAGCGCGCAATTGAAGTGTACAAGGAAATGGGTTGGAATGACCCGACTTGCTACGCCATTCTTTTTGCCATCACCATGCTCTGCCGGCGCGTCAAGTGGTTCGTGGAAGCCGCGTCATCGTCCAACCGCGAAGACCAAGCCGCCGGTGAGTTTCTTGAAACGTGCATGAACGACATGTCTAGCACGTGGATTGACACGCTCACCGAAATCCTGTCCATGCTGCAATACGGTTACTCGGTTCACGAGATTGTTTATAAGCGCCGGTGCGGTGACGTCTTTGACCCGTCCATGCGCTCTAAGTACGAAGACGGCCGGATTGGCTGGCGTAAAATCCCGATTCGCTCGCAAGACAGTATTTACCGTTGGCAGTTTGACGACAATGGCGGCATTCAGGGCGTTGAGCAACTAGCCCCGCCGCACTACTACCGGATAACCATACCGGTTGAAAAAATGTTGCTCTTTCGCACCACGACTTTCAAGAATAATCCGGAAGGGCAAAGCGTACTACGCGGCGCTTACCGAAGCTGGTGGATGAAAAAACAGATTGAAAATATTGAAGCCGTCGGCGTTGAGCGCGACCTTGCCGGCTTGCCCATGGCGCTGGTGCCGCCCGAAATCATGTCCAAGAATGCCAGCGCCGACCAAAAAGCCCAGCTTGCTGCCATCACCAATATCGTCACCAACATTCGGCGCAACGCCCAAGAGGGCGTCATTATGCCGATGGACTATGACGCGGGCGGCAAACTACGTTTTGAATTAAAATTACTATCGACCGGCGGCACGAGACAGTTTGACACGTCGGGAATTATCAACCGCTATGACCAGCGCATGGCTATGACCGTGCTTGCCGACTTCATGTTGCTTGGTCAAGACAAGGTGGGCAGCTTTGCGCTTTCTAGTTCAAAGACCAATCTATTCGCAACTGCTATCGGTTCTTTCCTTGACATTATTGCCGACGTTTTCAATCGGTATGCTATCCCGCGCCTCTTTGCGCTTAATGACTTTTCAATCACCGACTACCCCAAAATCAAACATGGCAATTTGGGCAGTGTTGACCTTAACGAGCTTGGCACCTTCCTTCGCAATTGCGCTCAGTCTGGCATCATGTTGGCCCAAGGCCCCGACGCCCAAAAGCACCTAATGGAAATTGCCGGGCTGCCGACGTCGGACACTCCCGAAGAGGAAACGGAAACCTTTATTGAGGATCCGAGCGGTAAGGCTGGCACGCCTGACGAGCAAAAAGACGATGACGTTGGCAGCGGTGCGCAACAGCCTATGGGTGCCGGGCGCCAAGGGCCGGAAGCCGAGCTTGGCCCGGAGCCCATTTCGGAAGTCGGGCAGCAACCGCCTTACGACAACACCAGCGGCACCACCGAGGAAACCGACCAACACCGAAGCTTTCTAGGTAATAAAAACCGAAGCTTTCTAGGTAATAAAAACCGAAGCTTTCTAGGTAATAAAAAATGAAAGAATCAGAGTTGCAGCGCCGGGTGAGAGTTGAGCGCGAAGACCGCAATAAGTGGATTGCTGAGCAAGTTAGGACGGGCGCTATTATTCCCGCAAAAATGGACATGTCGCAAAGTTGGTGGCCGGCGCGTCCGGCTATCAAAAAAGATAAACGGGAAATCGCCCGCCTATATGGAGTAGAAAAACTATGATGCTAGTGACGCTCACGCCCTATATCCCGGGCAGCTTTGGTGGCTCTAAACTCGGCGCCCAACGGGACTATAATTTAGACGCGGTTAAATCCTTTCACGTCATTAAAGACCAACACAATGGACATGTTTATACGGTGCTTAATTTTGGTGGCCGTGACCTTGAAAATGTGGCCGAATCAAAAGCCGCTATCTTGGAAACCATTGGCGCCAAGGCCAAGACGCTTACCGCCGTCGATTTACCGAAGCCCGCCCCGCGTGTGCTACCGCCCGCGCGTGATGACCACCACACCGCTACCGGCGCGCCCCGTGCCGCCGCGCACACGCGCCCGTCTGAGCCCCCACCAAGCCGGCCCTACGTGCGATCAACCGTTGACGCCGCCGACGCGCCGCGCCCAACCGACCGTAAGCCCCCGCCGGCTGCCGACGCTGCCCCGGCTGTCGAGACTACCACCGCTGCCGCGTCTACCCCGGTGACGAAGACCGAAGCCCCGAAAGTTGAAGTCAAGAAAGCCAAGTGGGAAAAGAAATAGTTGAGCCTGCAATTTTATTCCACCATCGCCAAAGCGTCCGACAAGCCGCCAAATAAGCGGAAGCCGCGCAAGCGCACCAAAGTGACCGAGACACAACGGCGCTCGGAAGCGCTGCAAAAGTTTATGTCTAACGCCATGCGTCTGGACTTGGTGTCGGGCTTTAGGACTTTTAAAAAACGGGTTTCGGCGGAAGCCCTCATGGGAGCGTGGAAAAGCGGCGACTATTCCAAACTTTTTGCCCATATTCCGTGGGATAAGCTGCCCGGTGACCTGGGCAAAGCCAATGCGGCAGTGGCGCGCACCGCCCAAAAAGCCGGGGAAATGCAGCTTGAAATCTTGCCGCCAAACATCAATAAAAAGCTGCGCTTCGACGTGGAAAACCCGGTATTGCGGACCTACCTGCAAAAGCGCACGGCCGAGTTAGTCACCCGCGTCAACGCCGACACCAAGACCGTCATTCGGGATGCAGTGACCCGGTCTTTCACCACAGCCGTCACCCCGCGCCAAGTCGCCGACCAAATCAAAGGGTCTATTGGACTATTGCCAAGTCACGCCCTCGCCGTGGAAAAATACCGCGAGGGTTTGGTGGAAGCTAAAGTTGCGCCGGCTCAGGTCGAAAAGCTAGCTGACGCCTACGCCGACAAGCTTTTGGACTATCGCGCCATGAATATCGCCCGCACCGAAACCAGGGGGGCGATCAATCAAGGGCAGTTGTCAGTCTGGCGCGAAGGTGTTAATCAAGGGTATATTGATAGAGAGACGGCTGAGAAAGAGTGGTTAGTGGACGGCGCCCCTTGCCCTATATGCGAGCCAATGGACGGCACGCGTGTTGGCATTGACGACGCTTTTGAAGTCACTTACCCCGACGGCACAGTTGAGTACGTGCAGACGCCGTCGGAAATTCACCCGAGTTGCCAGTGCAGTATGGCACTGCATTTTGGTGAGACAGAAATAGAGCGATAAAAAGACGTCACGAGCCAAGGAAGGCGAGAGACAATGGGCAGAGTGATTGACGCGGTTAAACGCGTCGTGGGCAAAGGTCAACCAACGTCAAGCGACGTGCATGTGAATGCACCGCTAGGCTCGCGCCGTCGTCTTAAAAAGAATGACGTCGATAATACTGACACCGACCCGCCGCTCAATAACCTCGAAGCGGAATTTATTCACGCCGCCATCGGCCGCAAGACCATGGACGCGCCCCAACCTTTTGGTGCCGAGCCCGACGACGATGACGAGCAAGACGACGATGACGTTGAAAAGCGCCGGCACAATATTGATGACGACGAAGACGAAGACCTTGAAGACGACGAAGACTATGACGACATTGAAAAGGCTAGTCCGCGCCGTGTGGCGTCGGTTGCCGTCATGCACGGTGACCACTTGCTCATGGGAAAGCGTCGTGACAATGGTAAGTGGACGATGCCCGGTGGGCATGTTGACGACGGCGAAGACTTCCATAGTGGTGCGCTTCGGGAATTACTCGAAGAGGCTGGAATTGAAACGGACAGGCTTGACGCTCTTACCGACGTCAATGAAAAAACCGACAAAGCGGGCTTACCGCTACACGTGCAAGGCTTTGGCCTAGACCTGACCGACGATGATCGGCCGCCCACCACCATGCAGGGGGACCCTGACGGTGAAGTGCATCGGTGGCAGTGGGTCAATACGGCCGACGGTTTGCCGGACGATATCGCCGAAAATATGCACGTGCCACCCGAGCATAATATTTTAATGCACGCGCTCGGGCTGGCCGAGCCGGTCGAAAAAGACGACGCGCCAGACGGCTCGTGGCTGCACGACTATCAAAATCTTGTCAGCGGCATGGACTATGAAGCTGAAGACGCGGGGGACAATGACCACGACACCCACCGAGCCATTGCCGCCGCTAATCTTGCTGAAGACCCGGACCACTACAAAGACGCCCGCGCCGAAGACGGCGAAGACGTCGGCGACGGGCTCAACCTTGACCTCGGTAGCGGTCAAGCTCGGCAATCAGGTTATTTGGGTGTGGACACGTACAAATTCGATCACGGTACTATCGTCCATGATTTGACATGCGGGTTGCCCTTCCCCGATGGTTGCGCTTCCAATGTCCGCATGGTGAACGCGCTGCACACGGTTGACCACGGTGGCGACATTAAGCCGCTACTGTCTGAAATTCAGCGCGTGCTCATGCCCGGAGGTCAGTTTTATTATGAGGGACCTTCTGATATCTCGAATGATGCAGGCCAGCTTGAAGGACTGGCAGACGTCACGCCCGAAGAGGTTGGCAAAGACGCGGCCGGCGACAACAGTGACACCGGTTTCCCCGAAGGCGATAATGACACGCGATGGCATTACCACGTCTTCTCTCGCCTCGCGAATCCTGACGCAGCCGCGTCCGATGACGCTCAGCCTCGAATCGGTCTTGCCGCGCAAGACAATCTTGGGTCGGATACTTTACTCGCCTCTGACGTTGACAGCTATTATTCTGAAGACAGCACGACAACTGGCGCGGGTAATCGGCGGCATGGTTATCCCTCGCAAGGGGCGCTAGTCGCCAAGGGTGGACCGGGTAGCGGACCACACCCAGGCGAGGGCGGTGAAGGCAAAAAGCCTAAAGAGAAAAAAGACCCGGCCACCATGTCAGTTGGTGAGCTTAAAAAAGAATACGCTTCGCTTCATGAAAAACAATCAAAGAATACTAGCGCGCAAATTGAAGCTGGCTTCGGCACAATGCGCCCATCGGATATGCGCCAGCAACAGCCCAATCACCCCCTAACAAAAGAAATGGATGCCATAAGTGACCGCATGTTTGCCATTCGGCATGAAGCTGAGCGGCGCGGTGGTCCGGGTTTTTCTGTTGACCAGCTTACGCGTATTCATAAGCCTATAGGTAAATCAGCATACATCGCCAAGTCTCTCACTGGTGAAGGTTTCCAGACCACCAAGTTTTGCCCAATCTTTAAAGCTGTCGCGTCTCAACAAATTGTCTATTGCGTCGTGCTCACGCCCGACGAAGCTGACGAGCAAGATGATTTTATGGACGCCGACGAAATTGAAAAGACGGCGCACGAGTATTTACTAAAATCGCGCGTCATCGGCTCAAACCACACCAAAGCTATTCAAGCCGCGCCGGTGGAAAGCTATATCGCGCCGTGCGACTTTGACGGCAACGGGCAGTATGGTCCGCAAACCGTAAAAAAAGGCTCGTGGTGCATCGGCATCAAAGTCTTCGACAAAGACGAGTGGAAAAAAGTTGAAAAGGGCGAATATCAAGGCGTCAGCGTTGGTGGTCTTGGCTTGCGCGACCGAATGAATTGAGGCAACATTAATGTCAACACTCTCTCGCATACAAAAAGCCATTCGGTTGCACACATTGGAAGCTGCCGAAGTTAGTCTAGTTCCGCAAGGCGCCAACCGCCGGCGGTTTTTAATATTTAAAAGGGGCGGGAAAGATATGGAAGCTGATCCCGTTGAAAAGGGCGGACCGGGCAGCGGGCGCAAGCCGGGCGGCGGCAGCGGTGACAAGAAAGAGCCTGAGAAAAAAGACGAAGGTAAAAAGGGCGAAGGCAAGACCATAGGGAAAACTACGTCGGGTAAAGACATTCACGAGACGGGCGAAAAAAGCACCAAGGGCTGGTCAAGCCAAGACCATATGGACGCCTTTCACGCGCACACGGAAAAAGGCATGGACGCTCATGCGGCGATGATGGCCCATCCGTCTTTTCAGGCTGCACGCACCGCTGGTGACCACTATCGCACGCCTGAACAGGCAGCGGCAATTTCCAGTGACCCAAAAGTACGTGAGCACCAAGCTACAAGCGACAAGCATCATGCGATCGCGGAGCAACATTATCAAGCATCTAAGAAAGTAAAAAAATCTCGTTTTGGGGAACTTATGGCAAAAATCAGAAAAGCTGACCCGAAAATGATGGAACGGGTTCAACAGTGCATGACCAGCTACGGCACCAGTAAAGTTGCCAAAGCGCCAGACGGTGGCGGCGACGGTAAGGTGCGCGCTGGCGGCACTGTCGGTGATTCAAACCCGGCGCCCGCTTCCTTATCTGACGAAGCGCAAGCCGCTCTGAAAGCTGCCGCGCGCATCCTTGGGCCGCACGTCGACGAAATCCCGGCGGACCTGGTGCATAAGGTCATTGAAGCGAGCGGCTATGAAGTGAAGGAAAACCCGGAAGGGCCTGAAACCGGTGCCGGTGATGGTCAGACCGAGTTGCCCGATAGTGTGAACAAGAAAAAAGACGGGTCGGCCGTCGATAACAACGGAGAGGAACACGTGAGCAAATCAGCAAGTGATACTCCGTCTCTCGAAGGTCTTGACCCGAAGACCCGTGAGACACTGGAAGGCGTTTTCAAGTCCAACGCTGAGTTGGTCCAAAAGAACGCTGACCTTGAAAAACGCGTCAAAGACGCGGAAGTGAAGGACCGTCAGCGTGAAATCGTCGCGAAGGCTTCGGCTTTCACGGCGCTGGCGCTGCCGCAAGACCAAATCGTGGCCATGCTGACCGGCGCCGATGCGCAAGGCAAGGAAGCGCTGGAATTGGTCGAAAAAAACTTGAGCGTGCTTAACGAGCAAGCGGCCAAGTCCAATCTCTTTAAAGAGCTTGGCTCGAATCTGCCCAAGGGCGGCAACTCGGAAGCCGACCTTGACCGCAAGATTGCCGCGCTCGGTGACAGCATTGTTGCCAAAAGCGGCGAAAAAATGACCGACGCGCAAAAGTATGAGCGGGCGCTATTTTCGCCGGAAGGCCAAGCGCTCTATAAGCAACACCAAGCTGCACGCGGGGGCATCTAATCCATGACAATCACAAACAATGCAGCGTATGAAATCCCAAAATTCAACTTTGGCGTGCTGGAAGCCAACGTTGACATGTCAAGCGAAGCGACGTGGCAATACACGCTCGTGGACGTTGCCGCCGCGTCGGGCGCCGGGCTCTTGGGTCCGGCCGCGCTTGTGGCGCCGTCGGGTGGCGCTGCCGGCCTTGGCGTGCTCCAAAATAACCCGCAACTCGCGGAAGCGGGCACGGTCATGGTCCACGGCGTCACCAAGGCGCAAGCCGGTGGCACGTTTTCCATTGGCGCTATCCTGATGTGCGATAGCTCGGGCCAACTGATTACCGCTACCAGCGGCAACTTTGGTGTGGCTAAGGCGCTGCAAGCCGGCGTCTCGGGCACTATCGTGTCGGTCTTGCTTTACGGCTACGGCAAGCAATAACAAAACCATTTTTAAAAGAAAGGCGAATATTCAATGCCTCAACCGACACGAAGCGACGTCCACGTAAACCGCCCGCTTACGAATATCAGCATTGCCTATATTCAAAAAGCGGCCGATTTCGTGGCCGACAAGGTTTTTCCGATTGTCCCGGTCATGAAACAGTCAGACCGGTACTTCAGCTACACCAAAGATTATTGGTTTCGCACGGTCGCGGATAAGCGCGCCCCGGCAACCGAGTCGGCTGGTAGCGGTTTCCACGTTGATAATACGCCGTCGTATTACTGCGACGTGTGGGCCGCGCACCAAGACGTTGACGACCAGACGAGGGCCAACGCTGACGAGCCCCTGAATATGGATCGTGACGCGACCTTGTTCGTCACTCAAAACTTGATGCTTCGTCGTGAGCTTCAATTTTTGGGCACCTACATGGCCACGGGCGTGTGGACGGGCTCTAGCACGGGCGGCGACATTTCGCCGAGCACGCAATGGGACAGCAACGCGGCTGACCCAATGTATGACGTCGATTTCCAAAAGCAGTACGTCAAGAGCCAAACGGGCTACATGCCCAATACGCTGCTTGTGTCGCCCGACGTATTTTTCGCGCTCCGCAACTGCCCGGCCGTGCTTGACCGTATTAAGTACACCCAACGCGGTGTCGTGACCACGGACTTGCTCGCCGAAGTGCTTGGCGTCGAAAAATTCTTGGTTGCTTACGGCGTGGTGAATACCGCGGCCGAAGGCGCGACCTTCGCCGGCCAGTACATCACCAAAAACCAAGCCCTCTTGGTTTATGCCAACCCGGCCCCGTCGATTTTGCAGCCGTCCGGTGGCTACATTTTCTCGTGGCAAGGTCTTTACGGCGCGGGCGCCTACGGCAACCGCATTAAGTCTTTCCGTATGGAGCCCCTGGCTTCGGACCGGATTGAGGGCGAAATGTCTTTCGCCATGAAGCTGGTTTCGGCTGACGTCGGAATGCTCTTCGTTAACGTGCTCGGCACACCGTAATAGTGGAGTTTGCAGTATGTACGTGTGCCAAAAGGGTGAGCTTAAACTCAAGTCTGGTCAGGTGGTCCGCCGTGGCCAAGTTGTACCGGACGCCGAAAACTGGCCAGAAAACATACTGCATTTCCATATTCGCACAGGCATTTTGCGAAAAATTGCCGACGCGCCAAAACTTAAGGGTAGCCACGCCAGCGTCACCGTTGACGTGGCACCCCTTAAGCCGGCGTCACCGGTCCCAGCCCCGGCGCCGACCGAAGCTAAAGCTACCGTGAAAGCGTCCGAAAAGAAACCATCTCGCGATCATAACCGCAAAAAGGGGCGTTAAGCCTTGACTTGGACCTATAGCGGCAACCCTGGTTTGAGCGCCAAAGACGCAACGCGTTTTTACATTGGCGACACGGATCAGCGTAATCAGCTTTTGCAAGACGGCGAGATTGAGTACGTGCTCAATATATACAATAACACGCCGATTAATGCCGCTATCCGCTGTTGTGAAATGATTATGGCCAAGGTGACCCGGTTGGTCGACGAAAGCGTTGGGCAGGTAAAGCTGTCCTACTCGCAGCGCGTTAAAGCCTTCCGCGACCTTCGCAACGACCTGGTAAACCGCCTAGCCACCGAAGACGCGACGCCGTTTGCCGGCGGCATTTCAATCGCGCAAGTAATGGCCACTAATCAGAATGCGGACCGCGTGCGCCCAAGTTTCACTGACCACATGATGCAAAATAATCTGACGTCACCGTGGATTTTGGGCGGTGAGTGTTATTTTTGGCTTTACTCTGGGCCGGGCTAATGCTGAAAGCTCACGTCAAGATCACTGAGCATAACGAAAAGCTGAAAAAGCTCAAAGAACGGCTAAAAGGCATCAAGAAAGCATATGTGTCGATCGGTGTGCATGAAGACGCAGGGGAATATGAGGGAGGGCTGGAAGTGTTTCAAGTGGCGCTATGGAATGAATTTGGCACGGAAACTATTCCGGCGCGTTCATTTTTTCGCTCCACGCTTGCCGAACACGAAGCCGACATAAACCACTGGCGCGCCGACCTCCTCAAGGAAGTCATTGAAGGTAAAATCACGGTGCAAAAAGCTCTTAGCACCATTGGCTTTCGCGTGCGCGAGCTAATTAAAAACAAAATTAATTCCAATGTCCCTCCCGAAAATGCCCCGAGCACGGTGGCCAAGAAAAAGGCCGAAGGCGTTGCTCCACGCACGCTTGTGGAAACTGGCCTGTTACTGCGCTCTATAGAGTTTAAGGTGGTGCTCGAATGATCCAACTGCAAGACCAAGTTAGGATTATTCAAGAGGGCAATAATCTGCCCGTCTTTCGCAATTTAACTACTCAAATCATCGACGGTAAGCCCGTCGTCACCCAAGTCAAAGAGTTTCAAATCGCTGCCAACGTCCAGCCCATGGGCGCGCGCGACCTGCTACTAGTGCCGGAAGGTGACCGTTTCAAAGAACAGTATTGGCTTTGGACGCCGGGCGCCCCGCTATGCATCGCCGACCGGGTCGTGTGGTGCGGGGCTAACTATGAAGTGCAAGGGCTCCAAAACTGGGGCAGCTACCAGCAAGTACGAATCATGCGAATCGACGTCGGACCTTTTGCAACGCCGTGAGTTTTAATGGCCAAGCTTCCCACATTACCGCTCAACTTTTTCTCGCTAAGGAAAACCCTTATCGACGAAGTGCAGCGCGTGACGGGGCTGACTTGCATAGTTGACCAGCCTGAGACCCAAGGCGTCAACCGGCCGATCAAGCCATATATGTCTCTTCGCACCATCGGGCCAGCCGTGAAAAAAGGTGACGATGCCCACTGGCAGAATCCTGGCACGAGCGGCTGGAATGTCGGTGGGCAACGCAAGATGACGGTGCAGTTTAATTGCTTCGGCAACGAGCACGAGGAAGCCTACAATTATATGTCGGTGGTGCAATCCGCCCTTGAAACGGAAACTACGCAAGCCAACTTGCGGGCCGGCGGCATTGCCGTATGGCTCAACGGCAACGTCAACGACCTATCCCTCTTGCTCAATACTGGCTTTGAGGGCAGGGCACAAATGGACGTCGCTTTTGGCGTTGCTGCCAACGTCAATGAAGACCTTAGCTACATTGAATCGGTCACGGTCACCGGTGAAGTGACTTCCGACCAGGGTGAAGAGACAACTTTAACTGACACCGTTACTCAGCCTTAAATCACGAGGGAAAAATAATGAGCGCATTGGACCAGATTGTTAACATTGTCATCACCCAACAAACGGCCGCCGTGCAGCAACCGTCTTTCAGCATTCCGCTGATTGTCGGCCCCAATGCGCCTAGCACGCTAACCTACTTCACCAGTGCGGCGTCGATGCTTCAGGGCGGCTACGTGACGTCGGATATTGAATACGTGTATGCGTCCGTTATGATGGAGCAAGCTCTGACGCCGACTCTTTTCGGAGTCGGACAGCGCACGGTGGCCGTGGCCCAGGTCGACACTATCGCCGTCAGCACGCTCATAGGTACAGGCCACACCTACGTCTTTACTATCAACGGCCACTTGCTCAGCTACCTTTCAAGCTCGGACACTCAGCAATCAATCTTGACCGCGCTAAACACTCAGCTTGCGGCGATTACGCCGACACCACCGGGGGTGGGCGTGGTGACTGGCACGGGCTCGGGCGCCTTGCTCACCATCACCGGTGCGTCGCCGGGCTTGGGGATTTCTTACACCGCCGTCGACACCGATTTGACGCACGTCAACGTCACGCCGGTCAATGGCATCGCCAACGACTTAAATAATATCGTCAATGCTACCGGTGGCTCCAACTGGTATGGCATGTGCTTGGCTTCCAATCAAGCTTACGACATTCTGCAAGCCGCGTCGTTTATCGAGGCCACCGGCAACCGTATTTTTGTGGCCTCGTCAAATGACTCCAATATCCCGACGTCGCTGACGACAGACCTCGCTAGCCAGCTTAAAGCTTTGAGCTATACGCGTACCGCCTGCATATACTCGCCCGGTAGCTATAATCTCGGTATTGACGCCGGCTGGCTTGGTGGGCAGTTGCCGCAAACTCCGGGCGCGTCCACGTGGGATCTAAAAACTATCGTCGGTGTTTCGCCCGACACGTTTACCGCTGGTCAAGTTACTAACATGATCGGCGTGCCCGGCGTCGGCACTGGAAAAAATGTCAATATCTACCAAACCGTCGGCGGGGTGAATATCACCCAAAGTGGCATCATGGCCGGCGGTCAATATATCGACATAACCATTTTCATTGACTGGCTGCGTGTCACCATGCAGACCAACATTTTCGCGTTGCTCGTCAACAATCCGAAAATCCCTTACACCGATAAGGGCCTGACGGTCGTTGAAAATGCCGTGCGCCAAACGCTCGTGCAGGGCAGCGACAACGGCGGCACCGGCGGTGTTGACTATAGCTCCATCGTCGTCAACGCGGTGCCCGTGGCTAGCATCCCGTCGAATGACCGGGCTATGCGCTACGTACCGGCCGGCTCGGTCGCTTGGTCTTGCCGCTTGACTGGTGCCATGCAAAATATCGTCGTCAATGGTGTTGTCAGCGTTTAATCAATCAAACCAAGGGGAGAAAATAAACCATGGCAGCCAATGTTGTTTTACAGTACGACCCAAAAGCTTTTAGCCTGATTTTAGGCGGTAATATTATTTCTGGTTTTGCCGATGACTCGTTTGTCTCGGTTGAGCGCGATATGGAAGCCTTCACCAAAAAGACCGGGGTGGACGGCATTACGACCCGCGCCAAAAATAACGTGCAGACGGGCAAAGTTACTATCCGTCTTATGCAATCCTCAGCGTCTAACGACGTCTTATCAAACTTAGCTTTGCTGGACGAAGCTAGTAGCGGCGGCATCGTGCCACTTACTGCTAAGGACGGCTCGGGCCGCTCCATTTTTAGCAGCGAATCGGCTTGGGTCCAGAAAATGGCTAAATCGGAATGGAAAAAAGACACCAATGAAAACGAATGGGTTATTGATTGTGGCGCTCTAGCCGTTTTTGTCGGGGGCAATTGATAATTCGTGGCTGCTAACACCGTCCTAAATTATGACCCCAAAAAAATCCAACTCATTGTTGGCGGGTATATCATTGGCGGTTTTGCTGACGACGAATTCCTTGAAGTTGAGCGCGACGTCGACGCCTACACCAAATATGTCGGCGTCGGCGGTGAAACGACTCGAATTAAAACCACCAATAGGTCCGGGAAGCTTACGATTAAGCTCATGCAAAGCTCGCCGTCAAATGACGAGCTTTCACTTTTAACTGAGCTTGACGAATTTGGCGACGCTGGCGCTGTCCCTCTGTTGGCGCGCGACGGCAACGGCTCTACTCTCTTTACCTCGGTTTTTTGCTGGGTCAAGCGCTTCCCAAAAGTTATGTGGCGCCGGGAAGTCCAAGTATATGAGTGGGTGCTAGACACCTCTAGCTTGTCAATTTTTGTCGGAGGTATAAGCACATGAGAGAGTTGGTTGGCGTCACGGTCGACGATAAGCTTTACGAGTTTCAGCAATTCACCACGACGGTAGGGCTTAAAACCTTGAGCCACCTCGCCCGCATTATTGGTGAACCGCTCATGCTGGCGCTTGGGGTATTTTTTAAAGACGCGCCGGCGGAAGGTGCGCCTAAAGTCCCTTTCGGCCAGCGCGAGGTCAACACCGACGTGCTCGCTAAAGCCGTCCACGCCCTGATTACTCAGCTTAGTGGTGAAGGCACGGACGAAGCCATACGCCTGATAAAAACCTTGGTCAGCGGTGACGGTGTCCTTTGTGACCACAAAAAAGTTATTTTTGACGAGCATTTTCGTGGCGCGGAAGGTCTAGCGCATTTAGCCAAAGTGGTGCGCGCGGCTCTTGAGGCACAATACGGAAATTTCTTAGGCGCCGTGTCCGCCCAAATGTCCGGGCCGGCAGTCACGGCGGTCAAGGGTCCGGCGGTTATTCGCCGGTAGCGCCTGACTCGGTACCTTGGGAAATATGGCGGTGCGTCCTAGAGGGAGGTTGCTCATTGATTGAAATACAAACTCAATGGAGCGTCACCGACCTACAAGACTGCCATGAAGCTCTAGACGTTAAGCATGACCTTGAGTGCGCGGCGGTTGAAGACGCTAAACGGCGAGCGGCGCAAAGGAATGACCGATGATCATAAGCGAGCTTTTAGCCCATATCGGTTTTGAAATCGAGGAGGCCCCGCTCGAAAAGTTAGAAAAGGGTTTAGACGCGATTAAAGAGCGTTTGAATCTAATCATTGGCTTTGAAGCCGTCACTAAATTATATGAACTGTCGGAGCGTTTTGCTCACTGGGGTGAAGAGCTACACCTAACAGCCGAAAACCTGGGGATGACGACTGAATCACTCCAAGGTCTAAATTACGCGGCTGAGAAAAGCGGCGTCAGCCAAGAAATGCTGAGCACAAGCTTGGCGCGGTTAGCGCGGCAGCTTTACGCGGCTAAGACCGGCAGCAAGGAAGCCCAAGAGCAATTCGCTAAGGCTGGTATTTCCGGGGAGCAAATCACCCGGTTTAAAACCACCGAAGACGCGCTTTATGGTGTGTCGGCCGCGCTAGCTAGTGTCGAAGACCCGATTAAGCGTATGGCGATCGCCCAGCAAATGCTCGGGCGCGGTGGTACGCGTCTTATCGCCTTCCTCGGTAAAGGGCCAGCGGCTATCCGCGAAGAGGCAGCCGAGTTAAAAAAACCAGGGCTGCAACTGAGCGGCCCGCAGATTGGCGCCCTGGTGCAGGTCGAACACGCCTTCGTCAAGCTTCACGCCGTAATGCACGCCATAGGGGCGCAGATTGCTTCCTTCGTCGCTCCGACGTTTACCTACCTTATAGACAAGTTTACCGAGCTATATGGTGCCAATAAAAACGTCATTGGCTCAGGCATTCACGTTTGGCTCACCGTGCTTTCCAACATGCTGGCTTATGCCGGCGGCTTAGTGGCGGGGCTGACGCAACGGTTTCTTGGCATGTCTGGCGCCATTAAACAGGCTTTTAAAGCAGAAGGTATGGCCGGCGTTTTTGAGTTATTAGAGAAAAAAGTCAAGGAAGCTTTCAGCGACGAAAATCTGAAAAAGCTCGAAGACGCTTTACAGTCAATGCTTGGCTCAACTGCCTTCGCGGAAGCCATAAAAAGTGCTCTCAATATTGCGCTGATTGTTAGTGGCTTTGCTGCGTCCATTGGTTTTGAAATTGCTAAGGGCTTTCTCAAAGCGTTGCTTAAAGTCGTCCCGGATATTTTGGGCACCAAATCTTTAGCCGACGTTAATTCAATGGTGGGGTATGGGCTTTCCGCCGAAGATTCCGGTGGCATCGTCGGCAAGCAAAATAACGAAGAATCTTACGGTACGCGGGCGTTAAATGCCGTACTCAACCAAGGCGAAGGTGAAACTCTACCTGGCATCGCTGCCGATGCTATATACAACGGGGCAAAAAAACTCTTTGGCGGTGGCACTGGCTTAGCCACAACGCCGAGTGCGGCACTACCTCAACCGCAAGACACACCCAACGTGGCTGGCGCGTCGATTGACGCCCCTATCACCAATAACATTTACATTCCCCCGGGCGCGACCGTGCAACAGGCGCGGGAGCTTGGTGAAGCGGCCGCCGAAGCATCGCACAAAAAGCTTTTTGAATTTATCATGCGTGGCACTTATCAAAGTTTACCGGCGGGAGGTAGCTAACACTTGAGCGGTTTAGCTTCCATATTTGGTGACCACGTTGTCATTATGCAGCAAGAGCCGCAAATTCCTATTGTGGCTTTTGATTGTTCCATTATGGAAACCCATAGCCGGGAAAGCGTTGTCACGGAATTTGAGACAGAAAACGGCGACACAATTTCTGACCACATTGTAGTGAAGCCGTTTAACCTCCACATCCAAGGGATTGTGTCTAACTCGCCGCTTAGCTCGCTGGCCGGCCTAGCAACGGCGGCAGTCACTACGGTAGCTACGGCCGTAGCTCCACCGGTGGGCGTGCTCGGCAAAAATGCCGCCGCTCTCGCCGCGCTGCCGCTTATTCCTAACCCTTTTGCCCCGGCCAACACGGCTTACCAAAGCTTGCTCAATCTGCAAAATCTTAAGCTGCCGTTCACCGTACAGACTACGCTCTACACCTATAAAAACATGTGGGTGAAAAAGCTATCAGTGCCGCGCGACGCCCAGCGCGGCAACGCGGTTTTCTTTGAGCTTGACCTGGTGCAACTGCTACTAGTGACACCGACCACGGTTAACATCGGGCAATTCGCTGCCGCCGACCTTGCGGCAAGCCAGTCAAATAAAGGTGAGCAATCGGCAACCGGGCCAAGCTCAGGGGTAGTAGCCAACTATAATGCCGGGTTAGCGGGCAATGCGCCGCTGCCGCTTGCGGGGCTGTAAAATGGCCGGACCAAATGCCAATCTTTCAAATGGTCAAGAGCTAGTCGTGCTGCCACTGGCCAACGACGTGCCGTGGTACCTGTATTTCATAAGCCTTTCGGCCACGCAATACGTGCAACGCTTTCGGTTCAATACCCGCATGAACCGGTGGATAATGGACATAGCCGACTCCATGAATAACGATATTCTTGACTCAGTGCCGCTCTTGATTAACCGCAACCTCACCGGGCAGTTTAATTACCTGCCGGGTTTCCCCCCGGGTCAGTTTTTCGTTTTAGACAGCACAAACCAGGGCACGCAACCCACACGGTATTCCTTTGGTGTAGATCATTTGGCCTATTACTTAGATCCAACAGCCACCACATGAGCGTAAATGTCACTTTTTGACCCAGTAAATAGCAACATTATTCCGACGCCAAACTTGTCGCCGGAAGGGTTGCCTATTTCTCAAGATAGTGCTTACGACCTCGATAACCAATCTTATGCATTTAATCGTCAATGGCTTGTGCAAATCATCAGCCCTTTTTCTGGCCCCGTGTCTTATGACTCGCTACGCACAACTTTCGACATAGAAAAAACGGCATTCGCTACCGCCAATAAGGGCACTATCAGCCTCTACAATCTTAACGACCAGTCTCGTTCTGACTATCTTATGGGCGCGCGTATGAGCCTGGCCCTAGGCTACGCGGGCATTGGTGGCCCGCTTATTCCAATTTTCTCATACGCTGACATTTGGCGCGTAACTCACTCGCGCAAAGGCGCCGACATTATCACCACGCTTGAATCAGGCGAAGGGGAGCGCAACCTTCAAGAAAGTATTTTCAACCAATCGTTTCCCGCTAACACGCCGGTGGCTTCAGTGCTTCAGGCGCTCATTACCGCCATGGGTCTGACCCAAGGCCCCATGATCGGCGTGCCGTCAACTCCCTATAATTCGGCTCTAGCCCTGTCCGGCGCTTGCCGTGACATTATGGATAAAATAGTAGTCAAAGAGCTTGGGCTTCGGTGGTGGGTTGACGGTCAGACCGTTAAAATTGCACCACCGGGCACACAGCTTTCGGTTGACGCAGTTTTAGTGAGCGTCGACACGGGGCTGATTGGCACGCCAAACCTTGGCGGACCTAACGGCGGCGATAACGTCATCACTTTTGTCAGCTTGATTAACCCCGCCTTGGTGCCGGGGGCGGCCGTCAGTATTGTCAGTAAATTTACGACCAAGACCGCAATTATAAAAACCTCTAAATTTTCCGGCGACACGCACGAGAGCAAGTGGACCGTCACCTGTGAATGCACCCCAATGGTGGCTCAACAGGTTTCGTCGTCAACCGGATTTGCGGGTAGCATAGCATGAGCTTAGCCGACAACGACTATAGCCCGACGTCGACACCTACCGACGGTGAGACACCGACGCTTGACGTGGTTCTGAGGGCTTTTATTGATGCAGCCCTACGGGACGCGCGCGTATGGCTGCCGGTGGAAGTGGTGGCCGTCGTCCCTGGTACTTTTAACCGGGTGAGCGTTCAGCCGCTCTTGCTCCGAACATTTTCGACGCTGCCCGCACCGGTGCTAATGCCGGTTTTGCAGGATTTGCCTGTCATCCAACCGCGTGGCAACAGCTACGGGATTAAGTTGCCTGTAGCTGTAGGCGACACGGGTATTGCACTTTTCTGCGACCGAAGCCTAGACGTCTGGAAAGTTCAAGGCGGCCAAGTCAATCCGGGAAGTGTGCGGACCCATGATTTATCTGACGGGGTTTTTGTACCTGGGCTTTATCCTCTCAATACCCCGCCGGCTACCCCAACCACCGTTGGCGGTCCGCTGGACTTGGTGCTTTATAACGGGCTAGCCCAATTGCTAATGCAGCCGGGTGGCACCTTCATGCAAGGCAATGGGGCCCTGGAAACCTACGCGCTTTTGGTGAAGTCAATGACCACGCTAAACACTGCCTTTGCAGCGCTGGCCACAGAGTTTGCGTCTATTGCATCGACGGGGGCAACGCCCACGCCGGGCTCGCTCTTTGGGGCTTTCGCCGCACCACTAGCGGCGGCGACGGCCGCCTTAACGGTTTTAACGACTAGCTTCACCGCCTTAATGGGCTTGCCGGGGGAATAACATGGCAGCCGCTTTTAACGACATTGCCTTAGACAACAATCCGCTTTCGTCCACCTTTGGCGACGTCTACCTAGTGAATGGTGACCTGGCTACGGTCAGCGGTTCAGCGGCAATCCTGCAAAATATTTTACAGACGCTTGGGGTTTTTCTGGGCGAGTGGTTTCTCAATACTTCGCTCGGCATTGATTACTTTGGAAGTGTATTGACGAAAAACCCAAACCAACAGATTATAGACGCAATATTTATCAGCCAAATTTTAGCGGTGCCAGGGGTGACGGCGTTGACGGCTTACTCTTTCACGCGAAATAACGCTTTCCGTTCTTTGGCAATCAACTTCACGGCTCAGACTACGCAAGGAATTGTTAATTACAATGGCACCCTGCCCACGGGCACCGTAGCAACGGGGACACCTACATAAATGACCACCTACGGCCTGACTCCCAATGGTCTTGTCATCATGCGCCAGTCTGACATTATCAGTCAGCAACAGGCGCAAATACAGGCGGCTTTTGGGCAAAATATCAATTTCGCCGCTCAGGCGCTTTTCGGTCAATTAAGCGGCATATCGTCGGAACGGCTGGCGCTCTTGTGGGAGCAATTGGAAGCGGTCTATACGTCGCAATACCCGTCCGGCGCGGAAGGCACGAGCGTCGATAATATTTTAGCTCTCAGCGGATTGAGGCGGCTGCCAGCGGCGCCCACTAAGACGGCGCCTACCAACACTAACGGCGTTAATGGTCTAGTGCTCTACGGCACGCCCGGCACCGTGGTGCCAGTTAATTCTATAATTTCCATGCAAGGAAATTCCAGTATTCAGTTTACGCTTGATAGCGCGGTCACCATTTTGGCTGCCGTCAATGCCGTCCAAATCATTTTGCTCACGGCGTCGCCAACGTCAGGCAATTTCACTTTTCAAATCCTGGACGCATCCGGCAACATTCTAACGTCGCCAAGCCTGCCGTGGAATACGCCGACAAATACCACGCAAGTAGCCTGGAATATCCCGCCGGCTTCCGGCAACTTCAAGCTGACGCTGACCAACGCTCTAGGTACCTACACCACGCCGTCGCGCCCCTATAGCGTTTCCGCCGCGACCTTGCAGGCGGATATTCGTGCGTTAAATGCCCTCTTCGGGGCGGTGACGGTCACCGGCGGCACTACCGCCACTGTGTTGACCACGACCGGCAATGTGTCCAACGGCTCAACTGGGTTGACGGCGCTGGCAAGCACGGCGGGGCTGTTTCCCGGCATGGCCATCAGCGGCGCCAATATCCCGGCCAATACCTACATAGCCAGCATTTCGGGTGCGTCGCTCGTCATGTCAGCGCCAGCTACCGGGACGGCGTCAGGTGAAACGGTCACTTTCAGCGGTGGCCTCGCTATCAATTGGGGGGCTATATCTCAACCGACGGTGGCCTTTAATAGCAACACTCTCGACCAGACCGGCGCTATTTACAACTCGCTGCAATCCGTTTTCAATACGTTTGAAGACACCTACACTAACCTCTACCCCTATACCGATGTGACTTGCACGGGCTCGCTGGTTGGCACATCGGTGGCGGTTAACTTCGGCACCGGTACAGTTTTGACCGGTGAGCCGTCGTCAGGCGCTCAGCCACAAAATGCTATCGACGTGACCGTTGACGGGCTCATGGTGGGCTCCACCGTCGTTAATATGGCAGTGTTGACCACGGGTGTGGGCACGGCCACGGGCGCCCCTAGCCAGGGTATTGGGTCAGCCACCTGCACGGCCACCGGCCCGACGGTGGTGCCGGCCGGTTATCTAACGGTCATCGGCTCGCCTATTTCTGGGTGGACCTCGGTGACTAATCCGCTTGATTGCGTGACCGGCAGCAATGTGGAAAGCGACACGGCCGCACTTGCGCGCCGGGAAAACGACCTAGCGGTCAACGCTAACGGCCCGCTGCAAGCTATCGCTGAAAAAGTGTCACTCGTGCCTGGTGTGGTGCAGGCTGTACCTTTTCAAAACCTAAGCGTTGCCGCGCTACAAATCCTCAACTTCAGCGCCGTCCCGACTAGCGGCGGCTTCACTCTCGCCTTTAACGGTGGCACCGGGCTGCAAACGACGGGCACTATAAGCTGGCAAGCCTTCGCCAACGTGCAAGCGCTTTATTTCAGCGCGGTGCCGTCTGGCGGCTCTTTCACCATTACCATGGACGCTTTAACTACGGCGGCTATACCGTACACGGCTAATGCGGCTGCCGTGCAGGCGGCTATACACGCATTAGGTTCAACCTTTACCAACGCCGTAGTGACCGGCTCTTTTTCGGCCGGATTTTTCTTTTCCTTCGGGGCTGGCGCGGTGCAGCAATATCCGATTAGCACCACCGACTCACTGACCGGCGCCACCATCACCGCCGTGCCGTCTGTGCAAGCTATGGTCAACGCTTTAACCAGCTACGGGCCGGCAACGGTACAGGGCAGTTTTGCCGCTAGCATGGTGGTCGCCTTCAACGGGTCCACCGGTGGGCAGGCGCAAAATATCACCTATGCCCCGACCAATACCCTAGAAATCGGGTTAACGCCTATCGCCATCACACCGGGCTACGGGCGCCCCGGCAAGTCCTTTGAAATTGTGGTGAGCGACAATAACGGCGAAGCATCTAACACGGCGATCGCGGAAGCCATATACAATACTGCACCGGCCGGCATTCTGTCCTACGGCAATCAAACGCCGGTGCCGATTTCAGACACCTTTGGCAATACCTACCTGATAAACTTTTCACGGCCGACGCAAGTGACCTTTTACGTCGTGCTCAACCTGGTGACTGACTTAACCACCAGTGCTAACCCACAGTTCAATGTCGGCAGTATTTTGACCATCCAAGAGGATATTGCAGCGGCGGGTAACGCCTTCCCCGTTGGCGGTCTGGTTGTCGGCTTTGGGTCTAACGGCTTGGTCGGCGCTTTTAACAACGTCGCCGGCATTACGTCCTACACCCTTTATTTTGGCACGAGCCCCAACCCGTCTACTAACAGCAACGTACAATTACTGCCCGAGCAAGTAGCAAACTTTGAAACCTTTGCCATCATTGTGAGCTATCAATAATGCTGTCGACGCCTATTACCGACCATGTGCAGCAAGCCCTTGCGCGGCAGATGACGCAGTATAAGGCTTTGCGGCAGCAATATTTGATGACGCTCTATAATACCCCCGCGTACATACCGACGGGCACCTACTCACCGATCCACACGGCTGCGCCTACTAGCCATATTGGCTTTGGCTACGGCTCGCTGGTGGGCTTAGCCCAAGCCTTTCAAGTGGCGTCACCGCTAGATATTGGCCAAATCACCGTGCCTTTTGCCGCTAAAGGCACGGTGTCTGACGGGTTAGTGACGGCTTACCTCTATATCGATAACGGCCATAGCCCGAGCATTCACGCCGCGCCCACTGGGCAACCGATCGCCCAAGCGGTGGAAGTCTATAACGCAGCGGCTTTGGCCAATGCCTGGGTTGCCGGCGGCTCAACCGGATTTATTTCTAAGACCTTCACTTTTGATTTCAATTTTGCCCCCGGTTACTACTGGGTGGTGCTTAGCAGTAATTTTTCGGCATCCGTGGGCAACTCGCTTTTGGTGGGGCTAAATAACACCGGCGGCCTGGCCTTTGCCAACGGCTTTTACGCTGGTCAGGACATTACCGGTTATTTTGGCGCCAATGGTGCCTCAGGCTCGGCACAACTAGCCTTCACCGTAGCGGAAAAAGTCAGCGCCCCGCCGCTGCAACCGTCCAACGCTATCAACGTGTCAGGCGTGGGCATATTGATCGCGTCGGAAGCTGACCAGGTGCAGGCGATTGAAAATACCCTTAACCAAATCAACAGCGGCCGACAACTTTTCAACGGCACGTCCTACCCTGCGCAAGGTGCGCAACTTGACGGCATTGGGCAGATTGTCGGCATTGCCCGCAACGGTCTGAGCGACGCGGAATATTTAGTATTCATCCTAGGAAAGATCGGCGAAAACTATTCCAACGGCACCTTGCCCGACGTCACCAATATTATCGGCTTAGTTTTTCAAACGCCGACTTTTACGCTGATCCCGTTTTATCCTGCCGAAGTTAACCTACAAATTCCGGCGACCTCGGGGCTGCCACCGTCTCTCTATTCGACAGCCGTTAACATCGGGGAAAAATCTATTTCGGCGGGCATTGGTGTGGGTTTCGCGTCGGTTTATCCAGCCAACCCGTTTTTGTGTGGCGCGGTTGGCAAGCCATCCGTAGGCGGCGGCTTTGGCGCCTTGGCCGATCCCGGCGGCGGTGGCGGTTTAGCAGCGAATTTTTATGAAAACTTTGGAGCGTAAATCATGACCGTCCCAATGCCCTCTAGCTTTTTGAATTGGATGCCGTCCGGCGGGGGCACATATTTTGCTCAACCAACCGCGGGGCAATCAAATAATGGCTGGCAATATGGTGAAGCACCGCCCGCTGATTATCTCAACTGGCTTTTCTACACCACGGACCAATGGATACAATTTCTTTACGGGAGCGCAACGGCTAGCGGCACTCCGGCTAACTCCACGGTGCTGTCAACCACAGGTAATACGTCAAATGGCTCAAATATGCTTACCTCCCTGGCAAGCATAGTTGGGGTTTTAAAAGGTCAAGCAATCGTAGCTTCCGGGGTGCCTACCGGCACTTTTGTTGACAGCGTTTCGGGCACTACTGTGATCATGTCGCAAAACGCTACGGCAAATAACACCACCACCGCTGTGGCATTCAATCACCAATATGCAACTGGCGCTAACGTGCAAGCCCAGCTTGACGAGTTAGACGCCACAATTTTCACTCGTGAGTATCCGTATGACATCATAGTGGGTGGCTCAACTGTTGCCGCTGCCACCCATGCAACCTTGGCCGCCGCGCTTGCCGATGCAAATTATGGGGCCAATCAGCGGGTGTTGCTAGCTGACTCGCAAAACCTTAGCGCCACTGTCACCATTTCTAAAGCGGGCTGGCGTATTTCAGCACTGCCCAGTGTGACCTATACAAACGCGGGCGCTGGGGTGGGTATTATCCCCAATGCCACTGGCATATGGATTGAGGGGCTGCGCATGGCAGGGTTTACCACAGGCATTCAATTGAGTAGCTCGGGCGCTTACTGCCGTGTCTTTAACTGCAACTTTAACTCTTGCACTCTTGATGTTGACGATTCAAGCAACACCACCGGGAAAATTTATGGAAATATTACGGAGTAAAATATGAAAAAGAGCTATTTGTGGTGCGCGTTTGGCTTTCTTTTAACCATGACACCTGCCATTTGGGCGGCTGGTGGTTTTGACCGTGTTGCAGCCATTGTGAAAATGGGGCAGGGTACCGCGATCACCGAGCAACTCATTTTTGACACGGGTGCGGGCGGTAGCAATGCTATAGTCCAGTCTGACTCAACCCAGCATATGACTCTCGCGGGTAATACAGTTACGTCAGCCGCGCCCTTCATTGCTGGTAATCAAATCGGAGTCGGTGCGGCTCCGGCTTATCCTATAGATATTTATGGGTCTAGTGGGGACTACGCCGCACTAGTGGCTCATGCCGGTACTTCCTCGGGTGTGGTGCGCGAATATTTCTTACCACCAACCGGTACCACCCCACGTTTTGAAATTGATGGTAGTTTTGGCAGCCCAAACGAGCTTGTGTTTGAATCTGATACCAATACCCTGATGACCATGAATCGAAATGGCACAGTGACTACGCCCGGGCCTTTTGTTGCATCTGATGGTGCGGCAGTTTCAAATGGGCTGAGTGTTGCGGGCGGGGCAAACATAACTAGCGGGGGATTAATATCAGGGGGTGGGGGCACAGCTGCTTCTCAAGCATTTAAGACAGCCCTCTATAGCGGGTCAATTACTTCTACAGGGTCAATCACTATAACTGTACCTGGGCAAATCATGGGGTATCTGGGCTATGAAACTGATTCAACTAACCCCTCAGGGGTAGGTAATCCGGGGCCTATCATTGACGCTTTTACATACTCAAACCCCGGTACGAATCAGCCTCGGCTACAAATTAGAAAAATTGCCAGTAACACTAGTTTTAACATCATTAACACTGATAATGATTTTGCACATAGCTATATTTGTATAGTTTTTTATCAATGAGGCGGGGCAGCAATGCTGAATGAATGGATTAAAGATTTTCCCTGGGCGTCCGAGACGCAAAAGCAAGGCTTTTTGCACTACATTGAATGGACGCGCAAGCTCAAACCGGAAACCCGTGAAGACTACGAGGGCCTGTGCCTTGCGGCTTTTTTCATTCAAAAAGACCATGAGTCAAATGTGTGGTGGACCGGCGTGGTGGGCGAGCAAGTGAAATTTCTGCAAGACGAAATCCGTCGTCTACAAGACGAAATAAAGGAAATTCGCCGTGATGCAAGAGCATGCTTTTGACATTATCGTGGGCCTTAGCTCGTGCCTGACCACGCTCGCCGGTGCATATGTGGTGGTTGGCCATAAGCTCAGCTTCATTCAAGGGCAGCTTTCGCAACTGATTAAAGCCGATCAAAAATCCGATCAAAATGCCAAAGATATTTCCGCGCTAAAAGACAACTACAAAAGATCCCAAGAAAAAAACGCGCAAGATTTACGGGCAGCCTTCGGCAAAATCAAGACGCTCGAAAACCAAATTATGCCTACAGGTGAAAATGGACCACTTTGAGACAGCCCTAAAAATCACGCTCGCGCACGAGGGCGGCTACGTCGATGACCCGCAAGACGCGGGTGGTGCGACCAACTACGGGCTGACGCTCGCCGACTGGCTGGAATACTACAAGACCGCCGGCTCGGCTGACCTGCTTAAAAACCTCACGGTTGAAAAAGCTGGCGATATGTACCTCAAGCTTTGGTGGTTGCCGCTGAAGCTTGACCTAGTCACGAGCACCAAAATAGCCACCGTCATTTTTGACCAAGCGGTGTTAGACGGTAAAGAAAATGCCACGGTGCGCGTGCAACAAATTCTCGGCTTAAAGCCGGACGGCGTTATGGGCCATATGACGATAGCCGCGCTAAACGGTGAAAACGAAGACTGCTTTTGTTTCCGATTTTTGCGTGCTTCCGCGCACCATTATGACGCGATTGTCAAAGACAACTTGACCGACATTAAATACTTAGATGGTTGGCTTGACCGGGTTTTCAGTCTCTTGGATTTCGTCATGTTTGGAGATGCAACGTGATGTTTTTAGACGCAAGACCATTTTTCAAAAAACTTTTTTCAAAGGGATCAAAACCAATGGGCACGACAAATCTGAAAGCGCTGCAAGACGCCGTCAAGTTGATTGTGGACGCAGTTAACGACAGCATTAAAGTAGCGGCTACTGGTGGAAATCCGCTAGTAGCGCTCGCCAGCTATCAAAACCTTATCCCCGACCTTATGACCTTGGCGCCGGAAATCGGCGAAATACCGGCGGACGTCAGCGCCATGAACCCAAGCGACTATGTCACCTTGGTGACGGGCTTGGTCGGTCAACTCGGGCTGACCGACGCGCATGTCGGCACCATCTTGGGCGCGGCTCTCGGATTACTGCAGCATATCGTCGCCGACGTCTTGCCTAGCACCACCGCTTTGATTGCCGCTGTCCAAGGCCCGGCCGCCGTCACCGCGCCGATGCCAACGTCAGCGGCTAGTTAAAGCCAATAGAAATTGCTAGAGTTTAGTTAGTTTCTATTGGGGGCGGCCACCTTGGTGCCGCTTTTTCTTAATAACTTTCCAGAGAGGTAATTATCATGACAGGTCGTCCCTTCGCTCCAGGTCTACAAAAGTATTCACCGGTCATTGGCATCATTGGTTCGACGTTGGCGCTAACCGACGCGGCTAGCATTGCCGTGGACGGTTCTAACTGCGAGCTTTTCACGCTTACGCTTACGGGCAGCCACGCTTTGGCCAACCCGACCAACTTGGTGAAAGGCGCGCGCTACGTTTTCTTGGTTAAGCAAGACGCGACGGGCTCGCGCGTGCTCACCTACGGAAACAAGTATTATTTTGCCGGCGGCACGGCGCCGACGCTGACCACGACGGCGGCCGCCGTGGACATGTTGGAATTTGCCTCGGACGGCACTAACCTGTACTTGCTCAACTCCACTCTGGCTTTGGCGCACACCTAATGGATAAGCTAAAAACCCTTATAGCCTTATTCGTCTTGTGGGTGGTCGCCTGTATGCCGGACATTGCCGTGGCAGGCAATACGGCAATTAGCGGCCAGCACGTGTTGAACGCGGCAACCGCCGCCGCTAATCACACGTCAACCGCTCTGGACTTTTCTATTTTTCACAACGCATCCGTCCAGTGCAATTGGTCAGGGCTAACCGGCACCATTGATAATACGGTGGAGTTTGACTATTCAAACGACGGCACTACCTACACTATCAAAGGTACGGCTTTGGCAATTTCCGGCGCCAGTGGGTCGGGAGAGATTTCCCTCGGTGGTGATGCAGTGACCGAGTCTTGGTACGAGGTGAAATACCTTGCCGTTGACGTCACCGCCGGCACCATTGATTGCTACGTAACTGCTAAATAGGATTAACCATGAAAAAGTTGCTGGCTCTCGTCTTTTTACTCTTGCTTGCCCCAAGTCAGGCGGGGGCCAGCAACGTCCAAGTCTACCCGTGCTTTACCACCACGGCCAACCTGCTTACCTGCTTAATCAGCGACTACTCCATCGTGTGGCCCGCGAACCAGGGGGCTTCGGGAACGTCGCTGATTAATGACGGCTCCGGGAATTTGGTGTGGGGTAGCGCCAACCTTACCGTGGGGAGCCCCATTACCGGGGGGATCGATAATGGTGTTTTATTCGCTGACGGCAGCGGCAACCTAGACCAAAATGCTGACTTCGTTTTCACGGGCAGCAATCTTGGCCTGGGCACAGCGTCGCCGGGGGCAACATTAGACGTTGGCGGAGGTTTCCGCGTCAATTCCAGCGGCAACCTGGTTAAAATAAACGGCGTCACCACAAGCTGGCCCTCGTCTCAAGGTAGCGCGTCGACCGTACTGCAAAACGACGGCTCAGGCACCCTTACCTGGGTTTCGCCGTCGACCGCTATTACGGCGTTGACTGGCGACGTCACGGCGACCGGCCCCGGCAGCGCGGCAGCAACCGTTAACTCGGTCGGCGGCCAAGCGGCGGCAACGGTGGCGACTGCCACCACGACAGTTGACGCGGCTACTAGTTCTAACACCCCGTCTACGCTGGTGGAGCGCAACGGCTCGGGCAACTTTTCAGCCGGCACTATCACCGCTAATCTAAGCGGCAATGCCACTAACGTCACTGGCGTAGTGGCGGTTGCCAACGGCGGCACTAATTCCAGCGCTGCCCTTAGCAATAACCGAGTCATCGTTTCGTCGGGCGGCTCTATTGAAGAGGCTTCGGCGATTACCGGCAATAGCGCCGTGGCTTCCGACAGCAACGGCCTGCCTACCGCTTCGTCCACGTCAGCCACGGAACTAGGTTACGTTCACGGCGTCACTAGCGCCGTCCAAACCCAGCTAGGCAGTAAAATGCCGCTGGCCGGCGGCACATTTACGGGCGCAGTGGTGTTGTCAGGCGACGCCACCCAAGCGCTCAATCCGGTTTCTTATCAGCAATTCAATACTGCCGTTTTCGGCTTGGCGAATAAAGACAGTGCCGCCGTGTGCTCGTGTGCCAGCAACATTACGCTTTCCGGTGAGCAGACTATTGACGGGATTACAACCAGTAGCAGCCCCGTGCTTGTCACTTACCAAACGACAACGAGTCAAAACGGCATTTATGTTTCCGGCTCGGGCGCCTGGACGCGCCGAAGCGACTCCAATTCTTGGGCTAATATCGTCGGTACTATTGTGCCGGTGGATGCAGGTGGCACCACCTACGGCGGCACCGTTTGGCTAAGCACCGCCGCGCAAAGCGGCACGCTCGGCACCACGGCAATAACCTACACTCAAATGGCCGGGGCCGGCACCTATACGGCGGATGGCTCGAATATCATCCTAACCGGCAATCAGTTTTCTCTCAATTCTGTTGGCGGGTCATCGCCTAGTTCGGTTAATACCGCGACCGTGGCCGCGAATGCCGCGACCAGCCTTGACACTGTCTCGACAATTATGAAGCGGGATAGTTCCGGCAACACGGCAATCAGCAATCTAACGGTTGGCACGTCAGCTATTTACCATGGCTCTTCCACTGGCACCACGACGCTTGAGGGCGGCACGAATGCCACTGGTACTTTAATTCTACCAACGCCAGCGTCGACCGACACCCTGGTGGATTTAGCTGACACGCAAACGCTAAGCAATAAAAATTTGATTGCTGATAGCACACAACTTGTGAGTGTTTCTGACAGCACTAAAGCCTTGACCTTTAATACAAGTTCCCAGAACACAAATACCAAGTTCACCATAGAGACGCCCACGATATCGGCGAATACCCAAATAAGTTTCCCCACCATGGGATTCTTAGATTATTTCGTCACTGAATTCGCTTCGCAGGGGCTAAGCAATAAATCTTTTACTCAGGCCGTCGTTAACGACTATTTGGCGATGACCGAGATTGGCACGCCCGCGACGCCAAGCGCTGGCACCCTTCTGCTTTACTCTAAGAGCGGCGATAACCTCTACACCCTCAACTCCGCTGGTGTTGAGAATCAGGTTGGCAGCGGCACGGGCGGAATTAACTACCTGCAAGCCGGGTCATCCACCAATTCAGGATGGCATGCTAGCGGGTCTGGGATTACGGTTGCCGGCACCACGACTAATCTACCGCGTTCAACCACGACGCCGACTGGCATTCTTTTCACCGGCGTTAGCGGGTCGACGGCTTTTGGGTATTTCGACTTCACGCTTGACCCGGCCGATTACAACGTCAAAGAGCAAGTCCAATTCGCGCAAAACGGATTGATTGGCAGCTACGCAACCAACAATTTCCAGGTCGCCGTCTATAGCTGCACGGTTGCCTGGTCGTCTGGGACTTGCGGCGGCACGTCAACGCGCCTACCGCTCTCGACCGATTCGTCGGCGATCAGCGGCTTGCCGGCTATGGAGGGCACTTACCGGACGACGTTCGACGCGCCAGGATCGGCAGCTAAATACATCCAATTTCAAATCGGCTTAAATTCGTCGAACACCAATGCAATTGTCCTTTCCGACATTATCGTCGGCCCAGGCCAGTCGGTGCAGGGGGCGGCTTATCAATACCTAGGCAACCCTGGTTTTACTGTTTCGGCTGCTTTCGGCACGATAACAAACCCAGTATGGAATGCTTGGCGTATTGGCGACCGAATGCACGTTGAAGGTCGCTGGGGCGTTGGCACTCTTGCTGCGAGCAATGCACAAGTAATTCTTCCTACCGGGTACACGGTAAACTCGGCATCGCTGCCAGCTTATCAACAAATTGTAGGAACAGTTATCAACCCGTACGGTGGGTCTTCACAAGGAATCGATACCTCTTACGGCGTCATATTTTACAACGGGTCTGATACTGCAAACTTGTATTTTGGTTTAAACACGGCTTCTGGTTCGATAGTTACAGCTCAAGGTAGTGGATACTTTAATTCAGGTCAGCCTGTTACGATTGTCTTTGACGTTCCCATCGCCCAGTGGGCAGGCTCCGGCACCGTCAACGTCGTGCAGAATGATTGCGAGTATGTCTACAACACCAGCACGGCCGATAGTAACGATACGACGTCATTTGGTTACGGTCCCGCCGGTGTTGCCATTGGTAGTTACACGTCGACCCGCCAAAAGACGGTGCAGTACTTAACGCCGCGCAGCGCCACCGATGACGTTAAGCTGCAAGTACAAAAAGGTTCTGGTGCGTATCTTGACCTAGCCGTGTCCACGTATGCGTCTGGCATTATGCCGCTGACCTACCAAAACACGACGACCTATGGCATGGGCTTTAACGATGCCTCGTCTACCGCGACGCAGGCGGTCGTGGTGTTTGGCCAATACGGGTACAACAGCGGCAGCACTTACGCGTCGACTGGTACGGCGTGGTCTAGCTTTACGGGCTACAACTGGCGCGTAAAGAAATGCGCTGGTGGACAAGCAGTCGGCTTCGGTATCGCTCAGCCAGGTGTTTCATCTGGCCTAATCTCAGCTTCAGGTGTTCCAGGTAACACGACTGGTAACGCGATTGCGAGCGGGTATGTTGGACAGACACTGACTCAAACATTTGCCAACACGGCGGCGACCTTAAGTAACCAAGTATTCCAAGTAGGATCTACTTACTCACTGCCCGCTGGCGTTTGGCTAGTTACTGGCTGGGCTTTCATCAATCAAGGAACTTCCACAGGAAACAGCTATTTTTTATTAGATGTAAATACATCCGCAACGCTTAGATCTTACGGACCTTTTGAAGGAGCTACGTCTGGGACAGTCAATATATCTGGCCAAACTATGCCTCTTATCGTTAATAGCTCAACTGCAACAAATATTTATCTTATGGCGCAGTACAATTACTCCACTCTAGGGTCTTCCAATGTACAGAACGGATACATTCAAGCCGTAAGGATTGACTAAAATAGGAAACCCGATGCTATCCATAGCATCGGGTTTTTAATTGCCATAAAATCAAATGGGGACCGTAATGGCGCACGCGGAAATGCTGTCGGGATCTACTTCGCCTTCAACAATTTCGCCGACGTTATTTGAAAATGTCAACATCAAGTTGCCGTTGCCTTGCACGGCGCCCCACATGGTAACGTAAAAAGGGCAAAGGTCATTCCAGGTACCGCCGGCTGCCCTACGCATTATTTCCACCTCGGCAACGCTGTTAGGGTAGCGGCAACCAGCCGGCAATTGAGCTATTGCCGCTATGCCGTTAAGCAGGCCCAGGTTAGGGCAGGAAACAGCGGCAGCCGTCGCGGTGGCTGTAGCCGTGGCGGTTTGCGTCGCCGTCGCGGTTTCCGTTGCCGTCACCACCGGCGTGCTAGTGGTCGTGCTGGTGTTTTCATTAGTCACCGTGACCGTAATGTTGACCGCCGGCACCGTGCTGGTGGCGGTTAGCGTCGCCGTCGGCGTGCTGGTGCCAATGGTGACAGCCGACGCGCTAGCTATGTAAATGGCATAAAGGGGCGTCATCTTGTCTTCGCTCGCTGATTGGCCGTTAGTCAGGTCCACCATATAGGCATTGGTCATGCCGTCTTGGTCGACGGTCCACACCGCTGGGTTGCCGATGGGCGCGCCGAGGGTGGCCACTTCGCCACTGTCAATAATGGTGAGCACATTGGCGCGGCTAGCGAGGGCGTAGCCCACTGGGGCGCCGTTCATCGCCTCTTGCCAAGTATGAAGCTCGGACGAAAAGAGAGGTTTAGCGCTCGTGACCGGCGCAGGCGCGGCGGGCACGGGAGCAGTTGTAGCCGCCGGTGCGCTAGCCACGGAAGTCGCCACACCCGTAGCCGTCGCGGTAGCATTTAAGTCTTTCGCGGCATTCTCGGCGGTGCCGCAATCGGTGAAGGTCAAGGCGATCAGGGTCAAGGCGATTAGGGTTTTCATAGTGGTCACTCCCAAATTGTATACTTAATACATCGGAATAAAAGTAGAACAACTTTAGCACAAAAGTAGCGCTATGATTTCTTTGGCGCTTTTGGCCTAATAATTTGACTGTCTAAATATTTGACAATTAAAGCTTCCAAAAAGGCGTGTACCGAAACGTCTTCACGGTCGCATACGGCTTTGAGCGCGGCTTTCACGGCTGGCGTCACGCGCGTGCCGATAAAGACCTTTTCCACGGTGCCCTTTTTGCGAAGGGATTTCAGGTCAAGGTTCATAGGGAATGGCCCCCTTTTTTGACAAAATGCGTGGAGTGGCAAGAGCAATTAAACCACAAATGTCCGTCACGGCAGACCTTACCTTCGGTGATGTAAATATGCTGGGCGTCGCACTTGGTGCATACTCGCACATCATAAAGCAGGCCCGGATGGGCCGGGCGGCTTGGTGCCGCCGGGTGAATGGTCATTTAGCGCCCTTCCAAAAGGTCTTCGATGGTTTTGACGGCTATTTGCACTTTGGTGTCAGCGGAGTAATCAACCCGGTCCAAATCTTTCAAAAGAGCTTCAAGTGTATGCTGAAGTCCAGCCAATGCGTCTACCGCTTCCAAGTTTACTAGGGCTATTTTAAGCCGCTTCAAGTCATTCATGCTATTCACTCCGTTTGCTTGATTAACATAGCTCTTATCGGCATCCCTAGAATAAACTTTAGCACAAACTTAGAACGCCAATAAAGTCAAGGGAATAAAACTGCCAACATCTTTCCCACAGGCTATCCACAGCCGCCCCACGCCTCTTGACCCAGCCCCCTAAGCGGCTTATTCTGGGCTCAATCTAGGCAAAACAGGGGTGGGGCGTGGGGCGGCTAAAAAGGCCACGCCCGCTGACGAAGCCAGCGGGCGCGGGTAAATGGATGGTTGGTACCTCCATTCTCTCATACTCGTCTCAAGCTTAGCAAAAAAGTGCCGACAACAGGCTAGTCCACGCTTTTTGGGACACTCCTAAACTTGCGGCTCGCCGGCTGATTGTCGGCGGCCTATTTTCTCGGCTAGAATCATGGTCTGCCGCACCTTCGCCGCCTGCATCCGCCTCATTGCTTCGTGCCCAAGCTCTCGCCTTAAACACCCGCACGACCTGACCTTGCCGCTGGTAAGCTCGGCCGTCGGAGCTTTATGGGGCTGCCCGCATGCACAACGCGCCAGCCATTCAACCTGGCCGGTGCGCAGGTTGCGGGCTTTCGCCACCACTTTTAACCGGCCAAATGTCTCACCCGTTAGGTCAACGTGTTTACCCTTCGTCATCGTCTTCGCTGTCCCGTATGAATTTGGCCATACATTTTGAGCAAACCAGCCCATGCCGGTTATTCCGAAACTTTTCCATAAACGCGCCGAAGCGAAATGCCGAGTAGAGCAAGAGCGCGGCGCACACGACGCTAAAGAAAATCACGGGTGACAAAACCCCACGTGAAAGAGCGACATGAAGACCGAAGCCAAAATCAGCCCAATGCCTAAACAAAAGCCCGTGCCCACCGATATTAAAAAATTCATTTATAGCCCTTTCCCGAGACAACATTTTTTATATTCTGCAACCCAATCCTCAGAAATTAAACGTTGTGCCTCTTTGAGCGTGATTTTTCCATGGCAAACCCTTCGATGCAAATCGTCTTCAACTTCGTCTTTTTGCCGTGCGGTAAATTCAACGCCCGCATACGGCTGTGGCCACAAGTTAGCCAAGCTGTTAGTACCGCCCAATTCCAAACTAGTTTTGTGATCTACCTCATATTTGGCATGGTCTTTCCAGTCAATACCGTAGCGGGCAAAAACCTTTTTGTGCTCCGACTCAGGCACCGCGCGGACGGTGGCGCTATAGCCGGGCTTGCACACCATTTCGGCGGTGACTTTTGGGTCCACTTCACCCGGCGTTAATTTGTAATCCGGGTAAAGCCCTTTGACAAATTGGTGAGTAACAATTTGCTGCAACAAAATTAATGTATAAAGCATCAGGTCACCACCTTGGGGGCGGCCGTGGCCTCTTGCGCCGCTTTATATTCCGCCTGTTTTTGCCGGACATAGGCGAATTTATCCCGGATCATTTGGCAGGTAAGCCCTTCCATTTTTTCGTCAACCGACAAAAACGCGGAAAAGACGCTAGCCACTACCCCCACCAAGGATTGAGCAAAAATGTCGACGGCGATATTGCGCTCTTCAATCTGTTCTGGCGTCGGCCCGGTGCTAGCTAACGTCGGATGCGGGGCTTTTTCCATGACCAGCCGCACCCCGTACTTGAAATTTTCTTGCATGGCCTTAGCCATGTTAAAGGCTTCCGTTTCTATTTCCTTTTCCCATTTTTGCCGGTAGGTCGGCAGCACTGAAATGTCGCTCATACAGACACCCCTTTGACGGCAGTTTCAACTGGCGAGTTAACGGCATCCATTCTGATGGACTTTTCATACCATCTAATGGCCATGCCAAAACCGTGAGCGCACGCATTGGCGGCCAGCCAGCGCTCAGTTTGAGGGGCGTCTTTGTACTGGTCTTGCACGTAAAAGGTGCCGGCTCGCATGGCCTCGCGTTGCAATTCCTCTTCGGTCATAGGCTCCATTGGCTTCCTCCAATAATTTAGTGTTGCAGGTGTTGCACACGCCAAGCGTACCTCTTGGCATGATTTCATAGCAAAGTTGACAGAGGTATTTAGGTTTCACTTACGGTACCTATCGCTAACGAAGCCTTCAACATTTATAGGTATGTCTCTTCCCCATGGGGGCGGCTCAGCCATAATGCGGCAAAATTCGTCAAGATTGCCTTCATCAATGGTGCGCTCGCCAACCAATTCGTCGTGGACAGACATACAGATTTTATAGCCGGCGGCTTCAAGCTTAAGCATGGCTGTCGTCATAATATCCCGCGAAGTACCCGAGCAAACATTTTCGCACGCGGCGCCCCCGAAAGTTGCCGTACGCTCCCACTGTCGTGTCACGCCGTTGACGCACCAATAATAAACACGCGGCTTTTTCTCCTCGCCGCCCCAGTGCGGAGTTTCCATTTTCACCTCGGGGTAGGCATAAGCCAAACGCCGACCGCTAGGAAGCTCGCACCATAAAAACTTATCCTGCATAAACCATTTGGTGTGGTTAATGGTATAGGCTTTGCCGGGGTTTTGGATTGCCGCTACCATCGCTTTTTCGAGGTTGGACCACATGAGCACAACCGGCCGGTGTTTGGTGCGGTAAGCTTTGATGACAGCCTTGGCGAAGTCTTCAGAGATGCTAACGCCAAAGCCGAGCATTTGCTTTTGAAACTTAGCATGTGACAGTTGGTACTGGGCACCTAAAACTGCCGACTTACCTATGAAGCGCTTGTCTTTGGTGATGCTTGCTTTGGGCTGCCCGTAAATATCCTGAGCCAAATCAACATACAAATCATCGCCGTTGCGAAGCGCGGCTAACCCTTTGGTGTGGTCAGCCATCCAAAAACAAACCCGCAATTCGATAGCGGCATAGTCCGCCGCAAAAAGCTCTGTGCCTGGTCCGGCGACAATTACTGAACGAAGCAAATCTGAAAAGACATTCATAGGATTGCCGTAGCACACGCGCAACCAATCAAGTGCTTGCTCTTCAGGCTCGTCTTTCACCACACTTAAAGCGTATTCGATAAGCTCTTGCTTGAGCGCCGGCCTTGGTAAGTTTTGGACTTGCGCCCCTGAGCCGCTAAAGCGCCCGGTACTGGTGCCATGATAAATCAGATTGTCACGCATTCGGCCATCAAAACGTGAGCGCGCTTCAAAGGCGGCATACTTTGCGGTGCTTGATTTGCTTGTGGCTTGCCGGATTTCCAACAGTCGCCGGGCAGCGGGTGAGCCCAGACCAGCGGCAAGCGCGTCTTTAACGGTCTTCGCGGTTAAATCTGGGATATGCAGCTTTTCGCCGGACAGCCAGGCTAACGTTTTTTCAACTTGCCGTGTACTCGTGATTTCGCCGCCAGTCACCGTCTTGGTTTCAGCGGCTAAAAATTCAGCTTCCATAGCAATCATTTTAAGCGAACGTGTCACCAATTCGCGGTCAATCTGCACACCGCGCTGATTAATGACCGCGTCTAGTTTCCAAATCTCTCGCTCTTGCGGGATAAGCGGGCGCGCTTTGAGAAAAAGCTCAACCTCGGTGTCCACGTCGCGCACGCAATAGTCGATAAGGGCTTTTAGGTCTTCGGGTGACTCGTGCCACTGGCTGGTCATATCGCCCATAGTCATGCGCCGGGGCTTGCACATTTTCAAAAGCAGCTTGCGCCCTTCCATACTCTTTTGTACGGGAAGCCCTAGTGCCGCGCCGGCACCTTCCAAAGAGCGTGGCAGCGCCATAGCGGCGGCAAGGCTAGCCGTGCAAAGCCAGCGCTCAGGCGGCTCAACCGCAGCGGCAAGCGCTCGGTGGTCTTGGAGCAACCGGCCGGCTAAAACATATTTAGTAACGGCATACTCAAATTGGACATTGTGGCACACGAGAATAATAGCGGGGTTGAATAGTGCATTAATAAAATTCTGATAGGCGTTAGTGAATTGCCAATCGGGCAGTAGTGGTGACCAGCTTTGCGTTTTATTGAGTGTAAAATTTTTACGTGTGCCAATGCGAAAAGCGCAACATAAGATTTCCGTTGAAGGGTGACGCGCATATTCGGTTTGCCCAAGCTGTTTTAGATCAGCCGTGGATCTTGTTTCCCAATCGTATACACAAAAAACTTGCTCAATCATGGACCGGTCACCCGATGCACCAGGCATTCAAGCACAGGTTTTTTCGGGTGGTCTTTATGGCACACCAAAATCTGTCCAAAGCCGATGACGGCCAAGGGCACCAAGATAAAAAGTGCCAAGAGCTTGACCAGCCACCAAATCTCAAACATGGTGCGCCCTCCCCGTAATTTCATTGCGATGATGGTGACTTTAGGGCGTGGCATTTAGGTGGTCCCAAGCATATTGCGCTAGGTTATATACCCAACCAAGCACCGACGCGTCGCGGAAGCCAATACGTGTTAAACCTGAATAGCCTTTTTCCGCTTCGTCGATGGTCTGGGAAATTTTGCACCAGTAGACTGTAGCTTTGTGGTGACCGCGCTTGCTTTCGCACCAGGCGGCGAGCGCGGCAGCTTCGGCAAAGCCGGGATGGGCTAACAAGGTATAGACGCAATAGCCCAAGGCTGAGCGATATTGGCCCTCAAGCGCCTCAATTTTGGCAACACAATAAAGCGACCAAGCTTTCTCTTCGTCCCAATTGGATTTCTGGGCACAAAGACTATAGGTTTCACTTGCCATCTTGGTGTCCCCGAGGTTGCGGTAGGTTTCCGCGAGATAAAACCACCACCGGCTATCGTCCTTATGCTCCATACAATATTTTTCGAGCACGTCACGGTCGCGCTGGAATTTTCTAAGCAGTTGCTCGGGCGTTTTCGGAAGCTCGCGCACGCGCATGTGGGGATTAGTGATAATCCGGGCGCCTTTGCCGGCTAAAAAGCATTCGTGCGTGGGGCCAACCCACCCGGCGCCGGGTTTCAGCGGTAGCCTTATCCACCGTTCTTTGGCGTAGGTCCGGGCTTCGTCATAGCAAAGCTCAACGTCAGCATAAGAAATATTTGGCTTGCTAAGGCGGTCATTAGGCCCGGCAGGTACTAACCGCTCGTCAGCGTCTATAGTGAGAGCCCATTCCGCGCCTATGCTGGCAGCCACGCCTAACGCGAAATTGCGGGCGTCGGAAAAACTGCCAGTCCAAGTATAGTAGCAAATATACGTGTCTCGGGGCACGTCTAAGAACGGTACTTTAACCGGCGAGGGCCTTGTATCAATAACTATGCACCGGTCCACTACTGGTGCCACGCTTGCTAGTGCATCGCCAATAATGCCTTCACTGCCGGGGCCGGCAAGCGTCGTACTAACAATCACTGGTTGCCTTTCAATTCGTCGTACATAGATTTCAGCACGTCATACTGACGAAGGGAAAGCTTGCCCTTTTTTGACCAATAATTTTGTAATGACCGGGCAAACATGAGCGTGCCGCCACCGGCGCCGCGACGATGGCCGCGCTTATCTTGGCCATGCTGAATAGGAAGGGGTTGTTCATACCAATCGGTCAAGGTTCACTCCTGCCGTCGCCGGAGCCGTAGCCGGAGCCGTCGCCGGAGCCGGAGCCGTAGCCGTAGCCGGAGCTGTCGCCGTAGCCGTAGCCGGAGCCGTCGCCGGAGCCGTAGCCGGAGCCGTCGCCGGAGCCGGAGCCGGAGCCGTCGCCGGAGCCGGAGCCGGAGCCGTAGCCGTAGCCGTAGCCGTCGCCGTAGCCGTCGCCGTCGCCGTAGCCGTCGCCGTAGCACCATTCAGGCAGAACGCCTTTACTCACGACCATGGCGCACTTTCCCACGCCTTAGATGCTTCATCGGTAACCTCAATGACAGCTGTTACGTTTCGGCATTCAACGTCAGCACGCGGACCAATCCGGCATTTAGCGGTAGGCCCCGTCGATGCTAGACCCATGAAGCCTTTGAGGTCAGCGGACCAGTAGACGCATAGGCGTGCATCTTTCAACTTGATCGTGTCGCCATCTGTGTTCGTGGCATAGCCGAAAAACACACCGCGATGTGCGGTTGTAATGATGACTGGGCGCAATGCCTTCGTCGTCTTTTTCTTTGTCGTCTTTGCTTTCTTTTTCATCCCTGCTCCCTCCCAAAACGCCGGTTCATCATTTGCCTATCTTTTCCTTTAGCTCCGCAAGTTCTTTCTCAATCGTCCTAAGCTTGCAAAACGCCTGGTTCACATCCTTCGCCAGCCGCAACGCCAAACCGCCGACATACATCACGACGGCGGCGATAACCGATGAAACGGCTTCGTGCAACAAAGTTTCATACGCCTCGCCGTTGGGTTGTGGAGCGTTGTCATGCTTGGTTCAACAATTACCGGGGTCTCCGGATACGCTACGAACGGAAGGTGCAGAACCATCAAGGCATACTGGATTTTGCATGCTGCCTGATGTGGTATCGCCGGATTGAGAACGCGACTCGCTAAGGTCGCCACCAAGTCCCAACGCCTGCTCAATCCGAGCCAATCTTTGTTCGACAGTCAAAATCCACGGCCGCCCATGCCGCTCCTTTTTCTCGCTGCCAACTCCGATTTCGATCCAACGGTTAACCCGTTGAATCGTATCGTCCATATTGTATCCGACGCCTCGCTCGATGCGAGACAATCCCGAGAACGAAATCCCAACAATCCGCGCCAGCTCGCGAAGCGACAGACCCTCTTGAATCCGCTTCGCTTTGAGCTTCTTGCCTAGGTTGGGTTTACTCATTCAAAATTACCCCGCGACAGTTTCTAGTTTTGGGACAGGCGTTTTGCAAGCTTAGGACGATTGCAATATCAGCCTTGACCGCTGAATCTTTGGTGTAGGGTGTTTCCATGCCCAACCTGAAAAATGGGAAAAGAATGCCCCGGCTGACAGCTATGACCCTGCACCGGGGCACTTTGAGAAAATCACCGAAGGCTAAGAATTGGCAAGCACTTAGCTACGGTAATGAAACTCTCAGCTAAACGGGTCGTCTTCGGCTGGCGCGTCGGCGTCAACGTCCACGCCGTCAACGTCTTCAACCGCGTCAAAATCATCGACGGCAGCTTTTTTGCCCGCAAAAGATTTTCCGTCGCGAAGTTTTTGAATGTTGTTAAGCCCAAAAGCCACACCTTTATTGCCACTTACATCGTAGCAATAGGCATTGATGGTGGCGTGGGCATAGCAACCCGAATAAAAGGTGCCGTCAGTTTCGGCGATGGGCGACAACTTGCCGTCCACCAAGTCGGGACGCTCTTTACTCGTAGCGTTGACAAAATAATGGCCGGCATAACCGTCAAGCGGCTCTTCACGGTCACCGGTCGGCACGTCGCCGTCCCGAAACGGAAGCTTGAGGTTTTTAGGCCACTTGGTCTTGTCTTCGCCGTACTTGGCTTTCACCGCTTCGGCCGCCGCAATTTTTAGCGCTTTAATGTCGGTGGACTTCGGGAAAAGCATTACCACGCTATACTTGGGCTCTTGCCCTTCATAGGCGCTTGGCTTGAAGACGTGGGCGAAACTCACCCGAAACTCGGGCGTGGTCACCCGCGTTTTGGCGTATTTGTCCGCTGCCGCCGGTTTGCCCTTACCTGCTACCTGTGCTTGTGCCATGACTCGTGACTCCGTGAAAAGTGTTTAACGTGACTTCCGCTTTGCCTTTTTGACGGGCTTAGCTTTCTTTTTAGTAGCTTTTTTCTTTAACTTTATATTTTTTGTAGCGGCTTTTGGCAAGGGCTTTTTGATAGCTTTCTTGGCTACCTTTTTCTTTGGCACCGCATTAGGCGCTGCTTTTTTCTTACGCTTGCGCTTGAGCACGGCCAAGCCTTGCGGCTCGTCAGTTTCGAAAGCCGCTGCCACGTCATCGGCCGGGCTGTCGTCATTGACTGTCGCCACGCCGTCCGAAGCCACGGTGTCTGGTAGGCTGGCAAAATCGACATTAATTTGATTGATGGCTTGGCGTTTATCCGTTGTTTCCACGATGGTGACTCCCGATGACTCGTTAGTGGTGTACGCGGCTAATAATTCTTTTTTGTATTTGAATTTCTTTTCAAATTGCGCCGGTGAAAGCAGCTTTTTCTCATATATTTCGGCGTCGCTGAAACTTTTTTCTAGGATGGCTTCAGTGCCTGGCAACCATTTACGCGTTGACCGCTTTTGCACGAGCTTAAACCCGTCCACTTCGCCGCCGCGCTCCATAACCATAAGGGCGTGCTCCCGTACCGCTTCAATCCAAACCTCAAGCCGCTTACATGCGTCTAAAACGCGCCCGAGATTTGGCAGTGTAAAATTTTGAGGAACAGGTAACCCCGCAATTTGACCAATACTCGGATTGAAATCTATTTGAGCTTGCACCATGGCGCGGTCACTTATTGCCGGACAGATAGTTTTAGCTGGGCACCACCGGCAGTGGTCACCAGCAACATAATCTGAAAAAGGGTCTTCACATGCGGCTATGCCTTTACGAAAAACATCCTCCCACGCCCTAAGCTCGTCAATTGAGGCTATCCATTCTTTTACTGGCGCTGACTCGTCGCGGGCGCGTGGTTGGATAATGACCATGGCAACGTCAAGAAAATTATGCTCGTACTTATGTGAAAGTCCTAACGCATAATAGGCCAGTTGCGAGTTATTGATTGGATCAACTGTGTGACCAATTCCGTGCTTATAGTCAATGACCGTTAACCGTCCAAATTCATCTACTATTGCCGCATCGACGGTGCCCCACATATTGGGTGATATGAAAGACAAGTCAACTTTTGTTTCGCTCAATATCGGGAGATTGCTGGCCCTATTCCATACCTCAATTGCTGCATCATGCGTATGCTCTACCATATCTTGCGGGTAGCTGCCAAAAAGCATGTCTTTAGTTTTCTTGGCAGCGGTTTTACCATTCTTAAGGAATGCCTCAAAACATTCGTGCGCCCGTGTGCCTTCCAAAGCATAAGGACTTTCCCGTTGAGGCGGGGCTTTTTCAGAAAGAGTAATTGACGCTGGACAGCTAAGCCAACGTGAAGACCCTGATGCGGAGTATACCGCGTGCGCTTTTTCTTCATTAGGCTTCACTGTGCCACCCCCTTTATATTTGCGTGTCCGGCCGCCCTTTGTTACAGTCATAGGATGCATCCATTTTTGAGTTGAGCTTGAAACCCTGACCAGCGATGGCCAGGGTTTTCTTTTTCAGCCGCCGAAAGCTTTGAGGCAGGCAGCAAGCTGGTCGCTCGGCACATCGTTAATGCTTTTCTTGCCGGCGGGCAAAAAGCGGCCAAGAATTTTCAACATTTTTTCGCGGCCGTTTTTGGTGTCGTATTTCTTAGCGGCGGCCATCACCATTTGAGTGGTGACTTCCGGCTCGGCGGCGTCTTCGGCTTCCGGCTCGCCGAATGGGTCCGCTTCCTCTTCGGTTTCGACTTCCACTTCCACGGGCGCGGCTACTTTAGCCGGGCGCCCGCGCTTTTTCGCGGGGACCGGGGCGCCGTCGTCAAGCGTCTCACGGGCAGCCGGCGCTTCCGCGCCATCGGCGTCGGAAAGTTTATCTAGCCGGTCGGCGTAGGCGCGCAACTGGACAGCGGCAATGCGAAAAGACAAATTCGGGTCTAGGATGATGCCAATAGTCATGTTCAAAAACTCCCTGAAGTTAGCCGGCGGTGTTGCTGGCGTTGTTTATTTAAATCCTTTGGCTTCGCACCAAAGCTCAAGCGGCTCGGTAGAATGGTCATA